TTTTCAGATTTATCCCTGAATCTTAAATAATCTTATCCTGGTTGTTGGTTAATAGCCAGTTTTAGATAAAACAGACACATACAGACATAATTCATGTGGGGTAAATTTAACTTTAATCATCTTTTTTCAGAAAAAACGGCATGGCTTATTAGTTACCATGCCGTCTTATCATCGTTGCCTGGCGTGACTAAATACGTCGCGCCTGCCAAAAGTTTTTACGCCAGTAAACATTATCCAGCGAGGAGCGCATTACGCCGCGGCTGGTCGAGGCGTGAATAAACTGGTTATCGGTGTCATAGATGCCAACGTGGAGTCCACTCTCCCCCGATCCGGTTTTGAAAAAGACCAGATCGCCCGGAAGCAGATCGTCTTTATCAATTTCCGTTCCTATTTCAGCCTGCTTGCGCGTTTCGCGCGGCAGCCGCAAATCAAACTTATCGCGAAACGTCATCAGGACAAACCCCGAGCAATCCACCCCGCCCCGGCTCATGCCGCCGTAACGATACGGCGTACCACGCCAGTTGCTTAGCTGGTCGTTCAGGCTTGCAATCACCGTGATGGAATCCGAAAGCCGCGGATTCGGCGGAGGCGCGCGGTGGCTGCTGCATCCCGCAAGAATTAACGTCGCCACAAGGAGAAACCACACTCGCATTTTCAGACGATTCCTCTGCTTTTATTGTTGTTTCCGTAATTTAGCGTGCAATCGCGCCGCGACGCAAGAAACGCTTACGCCTGCGCGGTCGAAATGAGCATCTTATGCCCTTCGATATCCAGGCGTCGAAACGACATATTATAGGCTTTTGCCAGGTTTGGCGGCGTTAACACGCTGTCACGAGCGCCGCAGGCGATGGTTTTGCCCTGCGATAATAACCACACCCGATGCGCATGACGCAGGGTATGGTTCAGATCATGGCTGCTCATCACGATGGCGATACCCTGACGGGAGAGCGCGCTGAGCAAGCTGTCCAGCGCAGACTGCTGGGCCACATCCAGTCCGCTCATCGGCTCATCCAGAAGCAGCAGACGCCCGTGCGGGTTCCCTTCGGGATGGATCTGCACGATCACCGCGGCCAGGCGTACCCGCTGCCACTCTCCGCCCGAGAGCTGGCTGGCGTGGCGGCTGAGTTTATCCTCTAACCCAAGCGCCGCGGCGACAGATTCGATCAGCGCCGCGTGCTGTTTATCATGCAGATGCAGCATCAGATAGTGCCAGACGGGCATCGCAAACGGCGGCACCTGCTGCTGAACCAGATAGCTCCGCCGGTGCGCCAGCGCAGCCGGCGACCATTCAGACAGCGAACGGTCCAGCAGCGAGAGCGTCCCGCTGCCCGAGGTCAGCCCCGCCATCCGCGCCAGCAACGTGCTTTTGCCCGCGCCATTCGGCCCGACAAGATGCAGGATTTCGCCTGCATTGACGGACGCGGTAATGGGCGCCAGGCGTCCCTTCTCGGCGACGTCTGTGAGCTGCATCAGCACGGTCATTATTTTGCCAGCGCCAGCTTAATTGACTCCATGACGATCGGATCTTCAGGGGTCATATCCGGTGAAAAGCGCTGGACAACCTGCCCGTCACGCCCTACCAGGAACTTCTCAAAGTTCCACAGAATGTCATCCGGATACAGCGGCGCACGCCCTTTGCTGGCCATGCGTTCGTAGAAACCACTCTCTTCAGGGGCGACTGCCGTCGGCGCAGCGGCAATCAGCCTGGCGTACAGCGGATGACGATTTTCGCCATTTACGTCAATCTTGCTGAACATCGGGAAGGTCACACCGTAGGTGGTGCTGCAAAACGTTTTGATCTCTTCTTCGCTACCCGGCTCCTGGCCCAGGAACTGGTTGCACGGGAAGCCCAGCACGACAAAGCCGTCTTTCTCCCAGGCTTTCTGAATGTTCTCCAGCTGCTCGTACTGCGGGGTGAGGCCGCATTTCGACGCCACATTAACCAGCAGCAAAACCTTGCCTTTATAGCGTTCCAGCGTGGTTTTCTCGCCATCAATGGTGGTCACTTCGGTGTTCAGAATATCAGACTGCATAGCATTCCCTCAGGTTGTCTTACGGGTAGTGTTTTAACGTCCGGCTTTTAATAGTAGCCAGATAAAAGCCTGAACCCATAATTCTTTTTGCATTCATCATTTTACAAGAAAACCAATCAATTAGCTTCATCACTATCGGAGAATGTTAGAGAATCACGGAAAACATCATGCCCCTTTTCATGCCCCGAGCGTCTATTTTGCCCCCAAATTTGCCCCCACATGCTATCTTGTTTTGCGTAGCTCCTTCCAGTTTCGAAACCAGCCGCTTTACGCATTCCATCCCCATCGTCATAATCGCCACGAATCCGTTTGTAAGATTAGGTGCGCACCGTTTTTATACCGGACATTCATCATCACCCAATGCGCGATTGACGAAGAACGTCACCCGTCCAAGAACCTCCAGTTCCTCAAGCGCAACACCCTCAATGGCTTCTCCATCATCAGTAATTAGTGATCTGTCCATCAGTTTTGCAAACTGGGTACGGCCAGCGCACAGGATCAGGAGAACGTCGCCTACCCTCTTTTTATCGGCTGGCTCAATGACAGCAAAGCCAACATCAGTTTCAAGCACCCTGCTCTCAGCACCCATGTTGCAGATTACCTCAGGCGATAGCTGGCGCTCGACGTAATCGTTAGCTGGTGATGCAAATCCCATTATTGCACTCTCCCCATGTTGCGCAGGATCCAGTAACGGTTATCGCTGCCGTCGGTAGTCTTGTCGGCGAAGTCTTTTTGATAGCGCTCTATCCATGCGTTCGCATCTTCGCGCGTGTAGTGCCAGTTGAATTCTCGCAGCTTCTCAATGAAATGGTCTGTGCTCAGATAGCGGTAACCCTTGGGGTTGAGCTGTATGGCCGCAACGAAGGCGGCATGAATGTCTAATGTGCGTGGCATGTTTACCTCACAAAATAACTGTATGCATATACAGTATTATTCATCAGCGTAGTCGATCAAGTAAAGATATAATGCTATTATTGCAAATCCATCTAAATGCATGTTGTTACGATGATTTTAGTCACCTAATCATGGTCTGATAATGAACAATCATAAAATTCAATCAATTCACTACTTACGAGGCATAGCTGCGCTGTTGGTTGTGGGCTTTCACGCACGGCAAACCCTAAATGGCATGTTTGGTATAAAGGATTTAGGAAATTTTTTGTTTCTCGGAGGACAAGCTGGGGTAGATCTATTTTTCATCATTAGTGGCTTTATCATTGCTTACTCAACTCACGATAAACAGCGCTCAGCCCCGGGCGCATTTATAATTAGAAGATTCTTCAGAATTTACCCCGTATTTATTATTTCTTTATTATTGTGCTATCTAGTCGTAAACTATGTTAAGCCAATAGATTTTAGCTTGTTAGTACGCTCAGCATTTTTAATCCACACAAACTACTCTCTACAGGGACCTTTCTTTGGTTACAATGTACTTTATACGGCATGGACATTAACTTATGAGCTATATTTCTACCTTATATTTGTGGTGGCAATGTCAATTAACCATAACCACAGAGTATTGATAGCATCCACATTATTACTTATACCTGGCGTGCTTCTTCAAAAAATATATAATGGAAGTATTTCTCTTTCTGGAGATGTATCCCTAGAAAACACAGAACTCCCAGTCCTGAATTTTATTGCATCACCGATGATGATTGAGTTTATTTATGGAATGTTACTTTATAAATTCGTCACTAAGATCAGACTCCAACATCATTCAGGAATTATTCTTTTCATTGCACTTTCCTTTACTTTCGTTTGTTATTTTAGCAATTACCGATTTGGCTCTGGCCCTGTTAACTTTGGTTTATGGGCAATTGTTCTAATGATTGGGTTAATGATTTATGAGCAAGCCCATAGCATTGGCACAAGCGCAATCCTAAATACTCTCGGTGATATTTCTTACTCATTATATTTGACTCATGTCATAGTGATCTATGCCATGATATATTACCCTGGATATATTCCGATGTATGAAGGCACCACAGGAATTTCAAGATTCGCATATATGGTATGCGCCTCAGTGGCTGTATCATGGATTACATATGAATATGTGGAAAAACCTTTCATTAAAATTGGTAAAAAACTTATTCAAGCTGGCCAGCGTCCATTGCCAGCCACAACCTCTTTACAATGATGTTCCATCACTGACATTTGCAGGGTCTGAGCCTCTTTTTATTCTCAGCCCTGTACCGTCATCCCAGAGTCTGACAGAACCTATACGTATAAAACCCCCGTTCCAGTTACCTGGAAAACTGGCACATTCCGTTCTTCCTGGCTCTCCATACATTACAGTTTGTTGACCAAGAACGTTAGCCCCAGGTGTAACTCCAGTCCATTTAAAGCCGAAAATACGAACCCTAGAAGTATTATCGGTTTGAAAAGGTGTATAGGTACTACCAACAGTGACAAAGTATGGTTCGCTTATTGTTACCTGAGAGTTGCCAGTTACTGATATTCCCTGCGTTCCACTCAGGTTAACATTGTAAGATGCCTGAAGAGCATTTATTGTAGTTTGAGAATCGATTATAACGAATAAGCGACCATCCCCTGCAACTTGGGTTAATCTTTCACATCCGTATGCATTAAAAACAATTCCATTGCATCTTTCTAATCTTGCACAATAACGCGAAAGCGGGCCTTCAGTGTAACAACTCAAAAAATTTGCATAGTTTAACTCTGTTATATACCAACTAAATCTAAAGTTAAGAATACCAACCCTTGTAAGTACAAGAGACGTACCAGCCCCTCTGCCATTTTCTATAGGGGTTAGGTTAAAGCCTACTGTTCCCATCACACCTGATGGCGCAGAGAAGAACACGTCAGTAAAACTGCCTGTATAAAGATCCCTTGAATCTAATCCTACCAAGCAATCTGAATACTGAACACTTGAGAAATCAAACTGATTACCAAACGGACAATAGATACCATAATCGGCAGTAACTCCCGGTTTGCATTTGATATAAACATTTTTCAAAGAAAAATAGCGAGCGTAATCTTGAGGAGCGTGCACAACAACTACTTGTGATTTTTTCCCCGAGAACACTGACGTTTGATTAGTGCCGACTGGAGTCTGGGCAGATGGAGCATCTTGTTCTGTTAAAACATCACCGCCATAAATAATATCGACGCCAAGATGAGCATTGAACGCCAGGTGACGACCTGTTTTCAAAATTAGTGGTTTGTTTAATAAATAATTTATACCTATACCAGTAACTACGCGATTTGTTCCTTGTTCAGCAGATTGAAGACATAACTCAAAATATGGCCAGCAATCAGTTATACCGTCAGCTTTTGCCCCGATAGACTCCACAGTAATTCTGCCGCTAGAAACATCCAGATACCAAACCGATCCATTCGCGTCAGAGACTGCAAGTTTATTCAACTGAACTGGATTTTGGCTTGGAGTGGATGTCTCACCCGAGCGTACCCATATGTCACGTTTTCCGAAGATATCGTCATAACCAGATGTTTTCACGGTCTTAATTTGTGGTGGCAACCGAGACGCCATCAATGAAGACACTGTATCGAGATCCAAAGAGGAGAAATAGTCCTGCGCTGAGGCACCCGAAACAGTTCCGATTGCGGATGCGCCAACAGAGCTTGCCAGCATGCTTCTGAGGGTTGAATCTCCAACACTGAGCCACGCACCTGTCCCGACACCTCCAGTCGAGTCAGGCGTAGAACCCGCCGGAACGACCTTAGGAAGCGCGCCATCCCAACGATAATATTCCCCGCTTGCGGTGTCCTTCAGGATTTGGTTTGGCAACGTTAACGTTGCGCCGACCTGGAACGACTCAACCGGGATCCATCCATACTGGGCAATCGCCTGCTGCGCCAGCCAGCGCAGGCCTTCGATGGTGTAATGCTCATGACCGAAGCGGTCAACATAAGTGTTTACCAGTGAGGTAACGAACTCGTCAATTTTCCCGGCGTTAAACTTCAAATCGCGTGGGGATTCGCTCGGAACCGAATTCTGAGTAGGTGTAGTAGCCATATAGATTCCATAAAAAACCCGGCGCGTTGGCCGGGTCTGGTTGGTCGGGACGGTTCTTATTGATAGATGGCGTCGCTGTATTCCGCGACCGTCAAAGATACTGTGTTATCTGTGTTCGGTTTGATGCTGTTGACCGTCCATAGTTGGCTGTTCAGCTCCTCCACCGTTGCAATTAGGTAACGCGACGGGAGCTGTACAGTGTCTCCGTTCCAGATATTAAGCTGAATGTCCGGTATTGCCGCTGTGAATCCGTACTTCGTGTCGCTCCGGGCGATGGCCGGATAGCGCAGCGTAGGGTTACCCAGACTGTCGGTCACCAGGACATGCATCGAGCCGGTAAACGCGATTGGCTCGCTAGTATCAAAGTTATTCCCGGCGCGGCCGGTGATGTATCCCTGTTGCTGGTTGCTGTCGTAAATATCCGCTATCTGCACGACGCTACCGACCTGCATGATTCCATCCTCAAACACTTTTGCATTCATCTTCACCCGGGAGTAGATAAGGCGCTTCGTTTCGCGCAGAGCGCGTTCCCGCGCCTGATACTCGTTACGGAAGCCGACAATTTCGATTTTGTTCGGGTTCTCCGCCTCCTGCTCGACGATGGCGCCGTTCAGCACACGGAAGTTGATGTACGTCTTGTTGTTCGTGGTTGGATGCACGTAGGACACCTGCACGCCGTCGTAGCCACCAGGAAGAGTGGCCTCGTACGTCATTTTGTACTCCTCCGTCTTCATGTTGGCGCGGTTGAATACGGCCGCCGGGTAATCAACCTTCTGATCACGGGTAAAGGTCAGCACACCATCATCCCAGTACGCAATGACAGACGCAGCATTGCAGATGGCCTGGACGCGGTCGCCGAGAGAATCGTTCTCGTCGTCAAACGTGTAATCGAAGTAGCCCAGGCGGTCGTCAGGCAGGCTTTCAGCGATTGAGTACAGTCCGTAAAGGTCAATGCTGCTGACCGGTTGCTCGCCCATAATCAGCCAGGTATGCGTCACTGCATCAGCGAAAGAGCGCGACGGCCGCAGCGTATAATCAACGGCCTGCGTCGTCAGGTTGTAACTGATGGTCTGGCGGGTCACCAGAGCGTTATATTTGCGGTCACGGCTGCCCAGGGCGTTCTCCGTCGCCCTGACCTTCACGCGCACCAGCGTATCGGTTGGATGTACGACATTGGTTCGAATGTTAACCGAGTGGATCTCCTCAACCTTCAGGATGGAGGCGTCACTCGAGTTATCGGTGCGCTGGAAGTTAATGGCGTACTTGCCGAAACCGCCGGTCGGCGTCAGCTTATCGGTGCGGTAAAACACTTCGCTCGATGATTTGTGCGGCGTTCCCTGATGATAGGTGAACGTCTGCTGAGTACCCGGCACCTGGTTGTAGTCATCGTCAATTTTCCAGATCGTGACCTTCCAGTCGGCTGACTTTTTGCCACCCAGTTGTACCTGAGTGTGCAGCCACAACTGAGAGGACTCGACCGGCGAGAAGAACGGGCCTACCACGAGCGCTTCGTTATCGTTGAGGATGAACTTCGTCGTGTTGATTGTCGCCGTTGCCGGAACGTCAGGCGGGCCAATCAGATCCGTCATGGTGAATGTGTACCACCGGACCGGGTTAACCACCGCGCCGTCGTTAGTTTCGACAGCTGAAATCAGCGTGCCAGAGAAATCGACATCCTGCGTCACGTTGCCGGTTGGTGTGCTGTAGGTGACGTTAATCGTAAAGGTAACGGCGTGCGGCAGGACCAGGCCCATAAAATAATCAAAATCAGCCTGCTTGATGATTTTTACCGCAATCTGCCCGCCGGAATATGTGCCGCTCACAACTTTGGTGGCCGTGGCGGTCTCGATCGGAAAGTTGTCCGATTCGTTTTGCCCGGGTACTTCCTGGCCGTCCACGTCGTCGAACCCGTAGCCTTCGTTGATTGTGGGTATCACCTCGCCCGGCTGGTAAAACTGGAACTCTGCTCCGGCCATGCTTCCGAGGCTGGACTCTGAATAACGCACAGACTCGTAATCATATTTGCCGATCCCGATGCACATCCACTCAGTAACGTACTTCAGGCCGCCATCTGTGTCGCTCTGGCGCACGTATTCGAACAGCGACTCCTGAATCAGGTCCGGGAACGAACGAATTTGTCCGTAGATATCAGGTTTTGCTTTGTAGACGCGCGCGGTGTTTGTCTGCCCGGTCAGGCTATTGTTTGGCGAGTCAATCGTGTTACCGCCGGTATTGGCGATCGCCGGCTTGGGAGCAAGGAACGAGAAGACCGCGCCGACAACTTTGAAAATCGGGCTGAGAATGTCGCCAATGATACCCTTCGGCTGGTCGAATATCTGGACGGTGTCCAGTTCGCATAGCTCAAACGCCAGCTCATCATCTTCGCCCAACTTTACGCCGTTGCGGACGATCAGCAGATCGCGGTGAAAGGTAGCGTCATTGGCTGCAAGCCAGTCATAAAAAAGGGTGCCGTTTGGCACCCTATATCGTTCTTTTGGCGTTCCGGGGAAGCGACTTAATTCAATCAGCGCCATATTCGAAGAATTCCACCTTTGTAAATGCACGCTGGATAACCAGCAACGAGTCCATACGCACACTGCCGCCCTCACCGCGCGCATGCAGCGCCTGACGGTTTAGCACAAGGCCAACGTGCGCAGGCTGCGCCCCTTGATAGCCGACGAAAATCCCTCCATCGACAGGTTTATCGACCGGCCGCCAGAAAACGACATCTCCCTGATAGCAGGTGAAGAAGTCGGCCCCGGCTTCGTAGTCCGGCGTCTGGTGTAACTCAATGCCGAGGGCGTGACGGTAATACAGGACCACTAAACCCCAGCAGTCGACCCTGTCGAACGAGCAGGCACGGTTAGCCCACGGCACGCCAATGACCCGCCGGATAAAATCAGAGGTACTGCAGACCGGTGTATTCCGTAGGGTCATAGAGCCTTCCGATGTTGTTGTTCAGCGGGTTGGTGACGGACAGGGTTACTGACGCGGAGTCAGCGTCGATGTCCACTGTCTTGACGTATAACTGCCAGGACTTAATCGGCACAGACACGTCCCCGCTATCGAAGATCTGCCTTGTGGCCGTGATGGCCGTCAGCCGGGCCGCGCCCTTCCAATGCTTCATCAGCGCTTTGATGTCCGACGAAAGGCGCCCTAACTTCACCGTCGCGTCGATCACCGGCGTGCCGCTCTGCTGGCTCTCTTCGATTTCAAAGCGCGCTGGCGTGTACGTCTGGCCTCCTAGTGCCTTCGGAAAGAACTGCTTATCGACCAGGCGGACGTAGCCAAAGGATGGATGGTAGAACGTGATGGTGTCGTACAGCCCGCGCGTCGGGCGCTGCTGCTTATATTGACGAAAAGATGGCATCAGGGCACCCTCGGTAGACTTTCCGGATCGCGTCCATCCGGATAACCCGTAACCACGATATCCAGCCACGAATCCCACGGAGGCGGCAGCCCAACAATGATGTCGTCAAACTCGTCGTCGGCGTTATACAGATGGTTGGCGATAACAGTCCCCGTCCATGTGACCACCCCGCCATCGATACTGGTTTGCACCGGCATCTGCGTGAAGTGAAGCTCCTGCAATTGCAGGCCACTGCCGCCCAGATTGATATTCATCCGGAACCAGTTTAGGCCCCGGTTGAGATAATTCGGACTGCGTAACCATTGCTGAAAAGCACGCTCCTGCGCCAGCGTGAAGATCCACGTCAGCGACCAGGTCACTTTCAGGTCGTCAGTTTGATTCTCGAAGATGGCCGGGCCGACCGCTGGCTGATCTGTCTGGAACCCGGTATCGAGCGTCATGTTTTTGCTGGCCTTCTGCGCCAGTGGCAGCCAGTCGGGATAGTCGATAATTGGCATCAGCCCTGCCCCCTTGGCGTGCGTTTGACATTGAAGTTGCTGGTTATACCGCTGCTAATAGGCCCGCCATTATTCAGGTCAGCGACGATGACATCGACGGTCAATCCTCCGTTTCCATCAGTGCCGGCTTGTGCATCGACCGAGGATGACGTGTAGTTCTGGATGTTGATCACCACCCCGCCACCACCGCCAGCATTCATTTCTTTGTTGCTGATCACCCGACCGTTGTCACCGGGTATCATGTACTGCTTACCTGTGCTGGCCTGGTAAATCTCCGGCATGCCGCCTTCGCCGACCTGGTACATTCCGCCAGCACTAACCGGTCCGCCGTTTTTGCGCTTACCAGCCACTCCCATAGCCAGCGCACCGAGAACAGCGCCAATGCCTATGGCAGCAGCGCCGCCAAGGGTACTGATCGACGCCAGCATTGCCGCAGGCGTCCAGGCCGCCGTTTGTGTCGCCGCTGCCGCGGTACTTGCTGCCGTAGTAGTAGCTATGCCTGCGGTTTGAGCTGCTGTAGATACTGCCACAGCTGACGTCGTTGCGGCCTGGCCCATAATCGCCGACTTAACCCACTCGAGGCCCATCTGCACGAAAGAGTTAACCACGCTGTTCAGAACCGTCATGCCAATGCTTCTCATCGCATCGCTGGCTGACATGCTGCCGGTGACAATTCCGGTTAGTGCATTACTGGCGACCGATCCGAGTGAGTCGAAAGCAGCCGCCGCTGCCTGCGTGGCCGCGTTCTGTTGCGCCCATTCCTCCCACATCGCCGCGTTGCGCTGATCCCGATACTGCTGTTCGATAGCAGCGCGTGCCGCCTCCGCCTCGCCTATCTTCTGCGGATAAAGTTGGGCGTACTGCTGGATGTCAGCGATATCTTTCTGGTACTGGTTATCCAGGCCTGCGGTTTTGCTGGTCTTTCCCTGAATCGATGTGAATTTGTTGGCGGCGTCAGTACGTTCTTTTTCTGCCTTGGCCTGGGCACGTAATGCGTTGGCGTTATCCCAGGCCTTCCCTGCCAGTTGCCCGGCCAGCAGTATCTGATCTTCTGTAGCGCTATTCCCGAGAGACTGTTGAGCATTAAGCACGGCCTGCGCACGCGACAACTCGCCTACGCTTCCTGCTGATAGCTCTGCCTTTTGCCGAAGCTCATCCAGCTTTTCGTTAACCGCCTCCTGAGCCTTGGCGTATTTTTCAGCATCCTTTTCGGCTTGCGTCTTTTTCTGCTTGCCTGTTCCCGCCACCGCCTTTATCTCGATGGGCTTGGTATTAGCCGCGGTCTGTGATGCTTTGGAAACAGCAGCCAGATCACCAACCAGCATGGCGGCTTTATTGCTCAATCCGGCCAGCGCTTTGTTTTGTGCCTCCCAGCCGTCCAGACCTAACCATGACCAGGTACGCGCGCGGCGTGAGAACATTTCTGCCGTGCTGTTCAGATCTGATATCTGCGCATCTGCTGAAGCAGCCTTGCCCACCAGCCTGTCGAGCGCAGCCGTCATTGAGTCGATAACAGCTACCAGGCCGTTACTCGCACCTGTCGCCTGGTTGACGGAGTCGATCATGGACAGGAATGAGTTAGTAAGTGCAGTGTTTGCCTGAGCCAGTGTACGAGGGAGCTTCTCAAATTCAGCATTCACCGAGCCGGTTTGTTTCTGAATAGCGTTCAGCGCATCTTCTGCCGTGAGCTTTCCGTCAAGCATGAGCTGGCGCAACTCACCGATGCTAACGCCCATTCCGGAGGCAATCTGGCGAGCCAGTTCCGGCATTTGCTCCAGGATCGAGTTGAATTCCTCAGCCCGCACAACTCCAGACGAAATCGACTGGCCGAACTGTCGCAGCGCATTCGCCATTTCCTCAGCAGAAGACCCACCGATTCGCCCGATTTTCTGTAGTGTTTCGGTGAGCTGAATGATCTGGCCGTTCGTCGCCCCGGTATCGCGTAATGCGGTGCTCAGTGTCTCCCAAAGTTTTTCAGTATCCTGCAGTGAGCCGCCCGTTGCCGAACTGATCCGCATCAGGCTTTGCATGGTCTGCGAGGCTGCAGCTGCACTTCCCGTCAGGCGTTCAATGCGCGCGTTGAGCTGACTCATGTTGTCCGCAGCAACGAGGAAAGCCTTTCCCCAGTCAACAACGAGTGACGCCGCAATAGCACCAGCCACACGGTTGATGTTGGTCTGCAGCTCGTCCATCTTTTTGGCTGCGTTGGTTGCAGAGTTTCCAATGGAATCGAGCGACTTATTGGCCTTTCCCTGCGCCTTGAGCAAGCCAGATACATCGGCCTCGATGTCGTAATAAATCTCGCCTGCTTTCTCAGACATCACTTTTCTCCGGGCATAAAAAAACCCACCAAGCGGTGGGTTAGTTATTCGTGTGGTTTATTGGCATCGTTCGGTATAGGCCGGCGGTGGTGGCGTATCTTTCGAGCTGAGGAAGTGATCGCCAAGCGTGTAATCGACGCCTTTGGAGAACATCCCCTTCGATTTCATTTTCAACTCAACGAAGAATGGATGAAACCCTGCATAGGCACCGAAACCGTTCTTTCCGTTGATCTCCCCGCAAACAACAGCGATGACACGCCCATCATCGCCATCTGTCATTTTCACAACTTTCACGTTGCGGAATTGCGCGCTGCCAGGATCCAGTAGATTGGCTGAAACTTCAGATTGCGCCAGAGAAATTGCCTTTTCCTCGCCAGGCTTACAGCCAGCCAGAACCAATGGAATCACCAAAGCCAAAAGTATTTTTTTCACTCTTATCCCCTGAGTTTTATTTTCGAGCCATATTACGCCCGGTCTGGCATTTACGGTACATCCATTATTAACTCAGGCGGATTTCTTTGCTGATTTTTCGCGCTCAATCATTTCCTGCCAACGCCGATCGTCATCGTCCATAACCGCGTCGTACTCTTCCCTGGTGAAGCCCTTCTGCTCAGGGTATTTGGCTTTAAGCATCATGGCGAATTCGGTCATGGTAAGGTTTTCAGCCTCTTCCCTGCTGATCCCGAAATGGTTACGCGCCGCCATGATGTATTCAGTCGCATGAAACTCCGGGGTCGTTTCCTTGCCTTCATGCTTCTGCAACTTTCGAACCTTCGCCCGGCCAATAACACCGTGCATGATCAGCGACTGAGCTATAAGAATAAGGTTTTCGGGAGGGAGTGCGCCGCGGTGCCACACGAATGTGCGACGTCCAGTGCGGGACAGTTCATGCCAGCCCGTCAGATCAGAAACGTCCTCGTCGCAACAAGACTGAATGACGTTAATTGCAGATAGTATCGCCTCACGCACGAACGCAGCAGAGCCTGCCGCATCAAGCGCCCAGCGCGGCAGAGAATCGTCACCGAAATAGTGAGCGTAGAATCTTCGCTGATGCTCAGGTATAGCGCTGTGAATTTCGCGCGCTGCCTCAAGCATTTTCGCCACGTCATCATTGAAGAGTGCATAGAACGTGCGGACGATATGCTCTGGATAGCCTATCCGCGTCATGTTACGGAACGACGGCCGGAAGAAATACTCATGCTCGCCAGCGCCGATCACGCACTCGCCAATTTCTTTCAAAGGGGTCATATCGGTCTCCATAATCAGTATCAAGGGCAGCACGCCGCCCTTTGTAGTGATTACGGTGCAGCAGTTACGGTAACGGCACAGGTATCGGTAAAATCACCGTCAGCAGTTGTAGCCGTAATTGTCGCGGTGCCCTCGGCAACTGCTGTCACCAGGCCGGTTGAACTGACTGTGGCGATGGATGGAGCCGAAGTCGTCCAGGTGATCGCCTTGTTAGTCGCATCGACTGGCTGAACCGCGCCGCTGAGTTGTTGGGTTGCGCCAACGACCAGAGAAGCAGTTGCTGGGGTAACTTCAACGCCTGTTATATCGATGGAATCAGCGACTTCAAACACGACAGTGTCGGCGTCGTAGACCTTCCACTCGCCGGAGAAGGTGGAAATATCGTTGGTACCGAAGTCACCAGACCATGAGGTGGTGTTCATGTAGCCTTGGATATAAGTACCGGCGTTCTCACCAGCAAAGTCGAAACGAACCCACAGGTTAGGCTGACGGCCTGCCTGTACTTCGTCAAAGATGTACTTCGACAGACGCCACGCGCCGATCTCGTTGTCTTTATCCGATTTGCGAAACTCACCTTCACCGGAGATCGTCAGATCCATATTGTTGACCAGGTTCTCCACCAGCCCTTTAGCATCATCTGCCTCAGAGTTGATGGTGTTCATCGAATAGTCGATACCCTTGGTCGTCATAGCGCCGAGACGCTTCCACTCGGAAAGCGCTGGCACTGCGTCGGGGCAGCCAAAGGCCATGCGTAGCACAGCTACTTTCCCGATCAGCTTGCCAAAATCATTAGCACAGCCTTGCATGTGTACCTCTCAAATAAAAAAGACCGCCGGATGGCAGCCTGATGGGTTGGTGATAGGGTTATTCGCCGTAAACGCACATGAACTGGAGTCGGAAGACCAAGCGGCCCTCTTCGGTCAGGATAGGTGCAGGCACATTGCCGAGGTTTTGAATCAGGCCAAGGCATTCGTCGGTAATGTCGTTCTGTTCGACATAATTGATGATTTCCTGAGCCTTCTCAGCGGCTGCGCGGCGCTTATCCTTGGCGGAAATGACATCCACCAGCACGTAGTGGTCAGATCCGAGGTCATTTCTGATGTCGGTACCGCCGTTAGGTCTGAACACTATGAATGCGTCGGTTAACTTCGTTGTGTCATCCCACGCCAGCAACTGAACAATGAAGCCAGCGGTAAGCCCGGCATCAACAAAGTAGTTACGCACGCGCTCATACATGGCTGGTGTCATACTGAAAGCTCCTTGCGCATTACGGCATCAATCTGGCTGCGGGTGTCTTCAAAGCCTTTGGTGAGGAACTCTTTCTGCGCGGTGGCCCGGCGGAAGGTTTGCGGAACATTCGGATCGTGAACGAACACAGCGTAGTTCGCCGTGTATCCCACCCGACCTGTCAGCCTAACGCCGTTGTTTATCAACTCCCGATACTGGCTATTCAACAGCGTTGAGGTGTCGATCGGCGTATAAAGCGCAGCCTGGGAACTACCGATTATCATTGCTGACTGAAGCGCACGAACAATCTTTCGCCCTTTCACGTCGTTAATGATGCGATTGAGACCGGCTTTCGACTGCTTAATACCGCGCACTTTGATGCCCATGGCTACACTCCCGTAATTATCGCCCAGTCATCTTCCAGACCATCGAGAGTGTCGTTCCAGCGCGTCACGTGTCGTACCTCATCGGCACCGGCCACGACCGGATCAGGCTCAGCGCTAACACCTATCAGGATGTAATCGCCCTCATCAGCTAACGCATACGCAGTAAAGAAGGTGTTTTTTACGACAACCTCTTTACCGATGGAGCCGAGCTTTGCAGACAGACCGCCGATGTAGTCGCACATGATGGTTTCAGGCGGTTCGTATGGGTCGACAGGGTCGCCCCACTCGTCATTGCCACCTGCCCCCTTGCGCCATATCGTGCACGGCTTGTTATAGGACCATGAAGCAGTAGACGACATCAGCCCTCCTTCCAGCGCAGCACCTTCGCGCCAGTCGCCCGGATGCGCGGGCAGTTGATGAACCACTCGCCGTCCGATTTCACGTAGCCGGTAGTCTCCCGCCCCGTGTCGGTCATCACCCATACGCGGGTGAAAGAGCGCGGCAGCCCGTGCTTAACTGATTTGTACGTCATCAGCAGCCCCCGACCACCATGAACAGGCCCACGCTGTTACCGGCGCTGATCGGCAACTCGCTGGTGCAGCCACTGGTATCTAGCCGGGCCAGCGAGTCACGCAGCCAGGTGATACCATCGTCGCCGTACTCAAACGAGCGTGAAGCACCAGAAGGCGCGCCCTGCGATTTGATACGGCGCGCGCCGGACGATGTAGCCATGAGCGCGGAGGCATACATCAGGATCAGCTTCGCGGTGCACTCGTCATACCCTGCGCCATCGAGGCACGGGATGATTTTATTCACCACACAGAGGATCGGATCCAGCAGCGCTCCCGGGATGGAGTAACCCAATTCACCGAGGAACGCCTGCACGTCTGCCGCTGTGATTGGGTCAGCCATGGTTATTTCGCCTTCTTGATAGCTTCTGCCAGTGCGGCTTCGGCATCGTCGGCGCGTTTTGTTTCTGCTGCCAGCGCGTCGGCGTGAGCCTTGTCTTTTGCTTCACCATCGGCGATTAGCTTTTGGTTCTGCTCCAGCGCGTCGGCGAGTTGCTTTTGCAGGCCAGACAGGTCGGCCGTCTGCGCGGACGGAGTTGCCACTTCGAAGGAAAGCTTCTCGCCTTTCTTCTTGTCGGTTTCCTTCGCCTTGCCAGCGCTGATCCAGCGCTCAGCCGTTGCGTCGTCAACATCCACCACCGAACCAACCTCCAGTTTGCGGAGATTGGCACCGGCGTGCAGGTTACTCGCCACGATTTCTACCAGTGCCATGATTTATCCTTAGCTTGATGCGTGAATAACGGAGTATTTGTTGTTGATGTCCTGCTTGACCATCAGCCCCATTGCACCCCAGGTGCGCCAGATGTAATCGCTGTTGTACTCCGGACGAGGAGAAGCGACGGTACCGATAGCCTGTCCGACGATCGGCGCGATAACGCCAGCGCCCAGCGGCACGATGACTATTTCGTTACCTGACAGCTGGCTGTCTTCTTTAATCGCCGCAACACCGGTCAGTTTCAGGATTTCATCCATGATGGTGCCGGACTGGAAGTTGTCGGAGAAATAGCGTTCCAGGTTGGAGATGATTTCGCCGGATACGTACCAGGTTTGCTCTGCATACTGGTTGTTTACGCGACGCATCTGATCACGCAGCGCGATTGCCCCGGCGCGGATAGCCTGAGACGTTGCGGTACCAGAGGTAAAGTCGATGTTAAGGCCGGAAGCGCCAAGGTCGATCTGCGCTACACGCTCATCGTCACGCAGCCCTTTCCAGGTCAGGCCGTCAAATACTGCGAAGTTGCCAGCCTTATCGCGGAAACCGTTGAAAATGTAATCAACGTAACGACGCTGAACGTCTTCAACGGAGCCACGCTGAGCATCCGACTGCGACTGCAATGCCTGTGGGCTATTGAAGATTGGATCACGCCATTCGAACTTAAAGCCCGAGTCGTGGATAGGCACCATAGTTCCATCGAAGGAATAGCTGCGGGCATCGAGTGCCTCACCGACCTGTCCGGACATGGATGTATGAGCCCAGCCGCGACCGCCGGTACGCGCGTAATCGTAACGGGATTGTTCGATGCGAACTGAGCGGGAAAGCGGCATCAGATCGTTCAGCAGGGTGAACTCGGTATTCGGCTCGAACTGCTGAAGCACCGTTGTGTCGAAAGCGCGGTACAGGCGGCGGATATCGTCAACTGCGTTCACCGCGTCGAGATAAGGGGCGTTTTCGGCATCGCCACGGAATTGAGTGCGCGCCAGAAAATCAGCGGCTGCCTGAGCGCTGGCGTTTCGCTCAACTTCGAGAGCGCGCCATTGCGCCTGGTTCACCGCGAGATTACCGGTCTTTTCACCGATAGACTTGGAGAATACGAACATATCTGCTCCTTATTTGATTACGACACGAAGCAGATCGCCTGCTGCCGTTGTGTATGATTTGTCTTCCTCGACGTAGCAGCGCACTGACTCGTCGGCAGCGGCCACTTTGACTCGGCCGTTTGCAATAGAGAGCGCCTGCCCCTTGGTGTAGGTGCCTGCTTCAGCACGAACGTTTAAGAACATGCCAGGCAGAGGTTGAATGCCTACGACCAGCTCGCCTGCAGGAATAGCGTCGTCCACTGACAGACAGCGCAGATAGTCTTTGTTGGCCACGTAGAGAATTGCGGCTTCATTACCATCAACAGAGGCCGTGAATTTGTCCGCCGCGCTGAAGAAGCCAATGGTGCCAGGAGGAGTAGATGCCGCAGCTGCGCCTTCACGGTTGAGCAGCGGATTAGGGAATACGCCACCGGCGTGGATTACGTGTTTTCCGTCTTTAGCCATTTTTTACTCCGGCATTTCGCTGACTGATTGGGTGTTGGTAGCCTGGTTGCGGAATGCACCGTTCAGGCCGAAAGATGTCTGGCACTTGGCGTACATCGCGTCGAGCGCCTTACCGTCCAGATCTGCGACTTCTTCATCGCTCATGTTCATCGCCAGCTTCACAGCTGAGCGCTTTTCGCCTTTCTCTTTGTCGGAGCTGGCATTCAACTGCGCTTTGAGTGGTTCTACGGCAGAGTTAACAGCGGCTGAGATAAGTTCCATCAACTTCTCGTTCTGCTGCTCATGCCCAGAGTTAGTGGCCTGCTCTTTTTTCTTGGGCTTGCCGGTTTCAGGATCGATTTCTTCATCGCCTTTTTTCTTGGCGGTAGCTTCTTCGGCCTTCATCTGGTTGTATGCGTCCATCAGCTCGGCGTCGGACTTGCCTTCGGTCGGCTTACCAGCGGCTTGCAGCGCATTGATAATCAGTTCTTTCATCGGATCGTTATCTCCGTTGGTTTTAATCTCGTACTCAGTGGGTTTGCGCACGACTTCTACAGGTTCGCCGACGAACACGGCCTTGCCGTCGTCATCGATGAGGTACTTCTGCTTCAGGTATTTGGTGTCATTGCGGTAGATGAAGCTGTCCGGCCACACCGTTTCAGGCCAAAGCCACTTATCTTCAGCGTCACCCTCACGCAGCTTGTCGCTGATGGCGCGGGAGATGTCGTCGAAAGAGAAGTTGGAGGCATTGGTGAAGAAGAATTTGGTTTTGTTAAGCAGGCCGTCGCGGGTGCAGTCGATACCATCAGCCAGGCGGGCAACTTCGATCTGTTGCTCATCACCTTCTGAGTTAACGAAGATGCCAACGCCATCCTCTGGCGTTCCGGCACCAGGCTCATCAAGCAGCACCGCCACATGATCAAACATCATATTGGTGGCGATCTCGTTGTACTTTTTGCCCTTCGATTCACCGTTGGCAGCAATGCCGGAATACAGCAGGCCGGTGGAGATGTGGATCGGGTCGGAGTTGGTGCCAGCCAGCATTTCATCCAGGCGGTTAATCAGGCGTTTGCCCTTCTCGCTCGACTCGGCGTACTGGCGGTTAACGTACATGTCGCCCGTCACCTTCCCTTCATTGTGGCTGACGTTCTGTAGCCAGGCCCCGACGTGGTACTCGTTCACCGCCCGGACATCGCGCGCCGACACATGCTTGCCGTCCACTTTCGGATGGCCCAGCGGCATCGGGTTACGCTCAAGCGTGTTGTAGGCCTTTTCGATTTCTGCTGCCGGGTACAACTTCCGGTTCATCACGATATCGTCCACGACAGGCGTGATGCCGCGAACCACGATATGTGGCTTGCCGTCGATGGTTTCAGTGGTGATGTTTGAAGCGGAGTTGACGACGGTCAGCACGTTCACGCGGTTGCGTTTCATGCTGGGTCCTCATTGGTGGATTTCAGGCAATAAAAAACCCGCCTGAGCGGGTCTTAAGGATTTCGTGCTTAACGAAATTTCAATTCTTTTTTTGCATCGTGAGCAATTTCGTTAATGACTTGTTGAAGCAACTTAATTCTCTCATCATAAATTTCTTCCTGAGGCATTCCTTCTTTGAACATTTCTCTTAATTTGGTGCTGGATTGCTCAAAAAAATGTTTTACCAAATCGTTAGTTTTAGCGCTAAGAGAAATGGGAGCCAGAGCCAACTGACGCTGTATGGCAATACGCAGACTTTCGCCCTTATCCCATGGGATATCTTCATCAAACATTGTAACTTTGCCTTGTCGCTCTCGACGATAATGACGCCTTACATCTTCGAAAAAAACTTGCAACTCAAAGAGATTTCCAACCAATTCGTTGTAGGATTGACTTTTCTTCTCCCACCATTTTTCATGATAAAAGCGTCTTAATGCAACATTCGCTGTCACTATTGCGGCAATGACACCAGTGATTATCCCAACTCCAGCTTTTGAGAGAAAATCCATAACATCAAATGAAACGGCGGGCATGCGGTCGCTCCGGTTGTAATGATTTCTTTGTAGATTATCATTTTTTCCATGACTTTCCCTCCTGGGATAGCTTATCAGCCAGCCCCTCGTTAAAGATGCTGCCGTCGTCGTTGAGCAGCACCGGAATCTGGCTGCAGTAGCAGTTATATCGGTTGCCGTTCTCGGCGTAGAAGTCGCGCACTTCTTCCGTGGTATAGACCTTGCCGTGACGGCTGGCGTGCCAGCTGCGAGTGGTTGGTTTGAGTGCTGACAGCCACATCAGGCCGGTATTCAGCCCCAGCCTGTCAGCAGCCCAGTCCGTTTCATTCCATTGTGCCTGCCGCAACGCGCCGACCTGCTCAGTCTGAGCGATGGTCTTGGCCTTCGACATCGACACATCGAGACGCTTGCTGATGACGCTGGCCGTCTCACGAGGATTCACGCCGCGCGCTACCGCATCGGTGATGATGTTGGTCAGGTCGCCTCGGGCGGTGTCACTGATGACTTTCCAGTCGCTGAACGTTGTCAGTCTGGCCGCCGATATCTGGTTCAGATAACCGGGGCTGCTTAAAAGTTGCTGTAGCGTGGTCTGGCTGGCGTAAACCTGCGACTGCACCGACAGGTTGGTGAAGGCATTTAGCGTTCCTCGGTCATACTCCGCAATGACGTAGTCCATCGCCCATAGATTCTGGCTGCCTCCATCAAGAAGCTCATCATCCAGAATCGACTGAACTACCTGCAGCAGGTCGGCCAGTTCAGCGGCGGTCATGTCATAGATGAACTTTCCGGCATTGACCTGATACAGCGAAGGTTCTGCACCTTCGTTGTTGCACATCATCCATGACCGCTGCGCGTTCGCCTCTCGCTGCTGTCCTGTCAGCCTTTGGTCAAAGAGTGCCTTTAGCCTGCGCTTGATGCTCAGATACCGGTCTTCGATATCGCTGAACATCCGGCTGACCTGCCGCGAGGACTGCGTAGGGTCAGCTTTATTGCGCGGTACGATTGGCGTCCCGATTCTGGTTTGCGCTGTCATCATCATCTGTCAGCGGATCCTTATCGGTTTGCTTTACATCGGGGTTAGGTGGCGACACGATCTTGCGAGGCTCCAGCTCGCCGACTGCGCGGATTTCGTTTTCATCCACCGCCGGTGTGCCGTATGCCTGCTGGGTATCTTTCGCCACGACAGCCATTGCCTGCATGTTGGCAATTTTCTCTTTTTCGCTCGGCGCGAGCAGATCAGACCATGCCAGCGTGACCTCTCCGGATGATGGCGGGTCAATGACACCAACCGTCCAGAAGCGCTCAAGGACGCTCTCGACGACCATCGACTGGAATCCCCAGCGGCGACCGTTGCAGCGCTTCGCCCAGTCTGTCTTGTCCTCATCGGAGGCAAGTCGCCCGGTCTGCTGACCGAACAGAATGGTGAACGGGCATTGAATCGAAGATGCAAACTCGTTGGCGGCTACTGTCCATGTAGGAGATGGATCTGCAGCTGCAACGGAGAGTACCGAAGGCGTACCGGCCTGCATTACCAGGGCCGCATCAGTGCCACGGTTCATCTTGGAGACTTTGTCGTTAAGCGCTTCTCCAAGGTCTTTGTAGCCAGCGTCTGTGGCTGCCTTGGTCAGATTCGCAATGTTGGTCTCTTTGTCGAACGCAATCCCAAGCTGACGACTGGCATTCTTCAGGAACCCTTCTGCGCTGCCGCCCGATACCTTTTCAAGGTCGAGCAGTTTGTTATACCCAGCGCGCAGAAATGGCACGCCGGAGAGCATGTTTTCGTCTTCGGAACCTTCGCAGAGAATGATGATTCGCTCGGGGTGTACGGTAACGCCGCGCACCGGGCCGTAGGTACCATCATCACCTACGGGCTGCTCGTTGAAGTTGTACGAAACAGGCTGGCCGTACGTTTCTGAAAGCGTGTCGGTGTCGAAGTTTCCAGGCTTTATCTGCGATTCCCACGCGGGGATCAGCTTAACAATGGGTCCGTTACCGATATTCCGTAGGGATTTAACCTTCGCTCGGTCGACTGGCTCGTGCCATTCCCTGCCGTCACGGAACTGAATGAGCAATGCCGAGTACCGGCCAACGAGATTACGGCGATCCGCATCCTTAATTTTCGGCCAGTGCTTCTTCAGCAGCTTAGTAGCTGACTTCTCCCAGTCCGTTGTCTCGGTTGACTCCTTGCCGTCGTCGCCATCGATGATCGTCGGGTTATCAACCCAGCACGAATCAAGAAGCTTATGGACGGCGGCAAACGCCACCGCGTTGCGCTCGTAGGCTCGATAGTAGCGGTCAAATTCGAGACTGTTGGGATAGCCGAACTCATCCCACAACTTCGTACGTTTGGTGTTTCCTGGCTGGCCTGCGTACAGCATGCGCTGCCGCCCTAAAGCATCAGCAAGGGCATTAACGAGGAACTGCTCCCCGGTGCTTAATTCACTCACTGATGAGCTCCTTAGAAGAATACTGCGCCGACCTGCTTGTGGTTGTTCTTCGCTACAGCAAAGTAACGGAAGCCGTCAGCACCGTGTGATGTGAAGTCATGAAGCGGTTTGTCTTTCCAGCACCCGCGCTTGTCGTCCCACTCCTTGCGGTAGCCTTCGAGGTGAGATATGCCCTCGGCACATTTCTCCTCATCGAAGACGCAGGATGGGAGAATTTCACGCACCGACTCAATGCCGGTATCGACACCCGTTTTCGGAACAACATTGAACGTCATCGAGTACACCTGGCCGTCGATTTCATAGCCTTCCTGCGCGAGCTCTTTGCGCGATTTGGCATCAGCGCCGAATTCGCGGTTCTCAATGTCGTGTGGGCCCCAGTGCTCGTCGTACTCGTAGCCGCGGTCTTTCAGCACCTTCATGTAGTGCCTCAGCCCCTCGCCGGAGTTTTCGTAGTAGTCGATGATGTGGAATTCATTGCCTACCTCGCGAACGAACCAGATGGCCGTGGAGTCGCCCACACCTATATCCCAGAACGTATGCACAGGGAGGTGCGAGTTATTCGGCAATTGGCCGATCCGCTTGTTGGTGTAGAGCCAGCGGAACTGTTTGGCGTAATACGCGCCCTCGACAGACTGCTGGAACGCCTCGGCCGGAATGGTCGGGTATTCGCGCTTCATGTCATCGCCGAGTGTTTTCTCTTTGGCGTAATACCAGGCTTTCTGGCGTTCATTGACTACTACGCCGTGCTTCGCTTCCATTTCAGCGAAGTACTCAAGCAGGCGCACAGGCAACGATTCGACCGGGTCGATTGCGTACTGCGGGTTCTTCCACCAGGAGAAGAAGAAAAACTTCCAGTCCAGCGCGGATAAGGGCTTACCCTGCAGCAACGCTTTCTCTGCCTTCTGGCAGTAATCGAAGAAGTAACCCGCCCGTCCCTCGGCTGTGCTCTCGATAGTAGCGAAGCATCCAGTCGAAACCGCCTCAAACGCACCAGTGACGATCTCGCGGGCTTTGTCCGGATACTTGGCGCATATCTTTCCGAACTCGGAAACGTGCAGATAGCGCAGCGTACCGCCACGAAATGACGTACTGACGTAGAGTGATCCGCCCTTCTTAAAGACGAGCTCACCAGAAGAGTCATTGCTAGCCGGGTTGGCCGCCTTTATCTCTGCGGGCAGCTTGTCGTATGCGTACTTCACCTTTTCGCGGAACAAGCGCTTTGCGTCATTCAACGTGTGAGCAATCAGCGCGCACTTCGCCGACTCGAACAGAGCCGCGTCGAGCTGGATGATGCACACTTCAGTGGTGAAGCCGAGCTGACGAGCTTTAAGGATGATGTTGCGGGTGTGGATCCCCTCGAAGTATTCCCGTTGCTCAGGCGTCATCCTGAACCGCGTCGGCTTTCCCTCTTTGTCGGTGATCCAGTAGAGATTGTTCAGCCGCCAGTCTTTGTCGGCCAGCAACTTGAGGTGCTCAGGTTTCATTACGCCCCCTGAGACAGTGAATCCATCAGGTCAGAAAGTTGCTTAACAGAGTTGTCGCCTTCCGGCCCGTCGATATCGTAGGCCTGACGCTCAAGCCCGATCAGATTCTTCAGCGCGTCGCTCAGTGCCTTAACCGACTTAACGCGCTCCGGCATGCTGATGACCTTGTGGTAAATCTCATTGAGCTTGTCCTGGCCCTTATCGTCAGGGTTGAACATCAACTCTCCGAGCTTCTCCAGTGCGGCCACGTCTGCGCACTCCGCGCCCAACTCATCAAACAGGGCGTTGGTTATCTGCCGGGCGCGCTTAATGTCGCCGCGATGCTCCATGCGGACGTTGGCAATTACCTCAGCCGTCGCCTCGATGAGTACGCGTTCGTTAAAAGTGACTTCACTGCGTACCTGTTTGCGTACCTCTGCTTTGCGTACCAGATCGTCAGCGCGTTCTTTCACCTTCGCATTCAGATCACGCGACCAGTCGTCACGCTTTGCACGCTTACGGATAGCACCTTCGCTGATACCGTGTTGTGATGCTATTTCTCGGAGGGACATCACTCCGGCCCGGTACGCCGTCTCGATGGCCTCCCAGTCCGGTTTGCTCATTAGTTACTCCGTTGTTTGTTCTTCCGACTGCTCGGTTTGCTCTTCCGGTGCTGGCGTGAATTGCACGCGCTTAACATCGGCCGGAGCAAAAATACAGCCATTGACCCGTCTCGGTCGCCAGCGGCACAAAGCCATTTACCAGCACAGGCTGACGTCGTGACATCTTGCCCGTGAAGGTTTCGCCTGTTTGGGTGATTTGATAGATGTCTGACATAGATAGCCTCTTTATCCGCTTGAAGGGATGTTGGCGTGATTATCCGTTGCAGGGGATAATTTAAGACCACTATAGGACGTGGCGTCCAACAGTGTTGGACGTCCTACGCATGCCTTTAGAGACCAGTATAGAAGGGCCAATCCCGGCCATTCCATACATACTTTGAAAAGGAGACGACATGCTTACTTCCGATGACTGGGTTGCGATTCTGCACGCCCCAATCACATACGTACTTGTCCGGTTTGTGCTGAGCGTTATCCATCACAGGATAACTGGAAAGCCATTAGTTTGATAGTAGCGTTGCCATTACGATGAGCCTACCCAGGGTGATGGCAACAAAAAACCGCCCTTTGGCGGTTATTTAATTTTAGTGGCTATCCACTCACAGAATTTTTCCATGAGCTTTTCCATAGACTCCTCAGCGTCCGTTACTAATGGAATCATCCTTTGCAGTGCATTGGTTTTAGATAGATTTCCAGACTCGGATAACCCAAAGACTTTATTGCATGCATCAAGCTTTTCAAAGATTGTATCAACATCGACTTTAAAGTTTGGAAAGTAAAGCTTAATCAGTACGTCAACCTCACCATGAGTGGATGAGTTGATTTTTTCTTTTATGACTTGGTCCAATAGCTCTTCAGTGATGCTTCCTTGCAAGTAACCTAACCTCGCAGAGTAAAAGAAATAAATTTCTTTACTCCACTTTGTAAGTGCGAAGAAAGTTTGTTCACCCTTCTCACGCATTAGCTTTCTTGATTCTTTATCTGATTCAGCCTTAACTTGCTTATCCCATCGTTTCTCGGCAAAGAAATTCGTTAGGAGTGAGCCACCAAGCGCTCCTGTTAAACCAGCTAATCCAGTTATAACTGCGGCCCATGGAATTTGAGTAGCCATAGCAGCTGAATTTGTATCCATACATCCTCCCACTCAAAAGTGGGAATTTATCATTATTTAAGCCCCTTAGTGAAGAGCTTCTGTAATGACTTACAGCTTAACGATGTGGTCTGTCAGCTCTTCGAATTTGTCTCTGCCAACCGAATTGAGCAGGTTTACAAAGCCGCAAGCGAGAATGTAGAACAGTGACGTGAATACCCATCCGGAGTAAGACAGCATGACGAAGATGGCAGCCATAGTCACAAGGTTAATAAAATTCTTGATCGCGCCCTTTCGTTTGTAGTAGTTCTTCAGAGGGATAAGCATCTTGGCCCGTTCCATGGGGTCGCTCTCTTTCCTGGCCATGAATACAGCCACAAGGAACAGAGGCGAGGTGAAGCATGCAAGAGCGATGATCGCCCAGTATGCCGCCACGACGATGCTCATCAGTGAATGGTCGCCCTGTAATGTCGCGTAAACCAGCAGGCCAAACAGCCCCTAGACCAGCACGAATACAAAAGCAGTAGTCATCAACTTCTTCATATTTCACCTATAAGTTGCGAGCCTGGTCGCATAGATAAGCCACCCCGAGAGATAACGATTTATCTCAGGCTCGCTTCCTATAGGCTCTCGGTTGGTAATGCGCTGCGACGCGCATAAAAAAGCCCCGCGTGAGCGAGGCTGAAGATATGCTAATTTGCTTAGATTATGAACGCTAAATTGACTAAATTCAGAGACTATTTTTTTGAGACTGTAAATTTTTGAGCTGCTCTTCCATTTCTGCTTTCTTTTGCAAATCTGATTCGCCGCCGATTTGTGCCCGCAACTTATCTATTTTCATTTGAATGGCAAGTTTATTTTGTTGCCTAATTTGCTCATTACTTACTTCGTTGATAATTTTTGTTCGGACCGCATTACTTTTTTGCTCTAACTCGGCAAGATGCTGTTCAACATCAGCGAAAGCAGACGATGATACGAAAACAAATAGCGCACAAAGTATATGTTTCATGTAGTTTACCTATCCATCCTAAATGAAACTATTTTAATAATTTTTCCGCTTTTGTTCATAAAGTTAATGTTACATTTGGTTAATTAGTAGGCCATCCCTGCTGACCGTCAATGAATGCAAGATATAAGGTTCTATTTCTTCAAGCAGTTTGCCTGCCACGCTTTGTTCTGCGCCAGGATGTCACGTTTGGTCTGTTTATCCAGCACGCCGATATCGTGATCAGTCAGGTAAATAATTCGGGTCCACAGACACCCCGTATCAACTACCACCGGGGCGGGTGAAGTTTTCGCGCAGCTCGCGATCAACATCGTTATCAGGCATATGGTTAACGGTCTGCTGTACATTGCTGGCCTCTTTAGTGACTTCAGCTTTACGTTCTGCCACCGCAACGGTCGCCGCTGCGTTCTCTTCAGTGCGCTGCTGGTCGGCTTTCGCTTCCGCTTTGCTGGTGCCGCGAATATGGCCCAGGCCGAAAGCGCCAGCGATTGCCGCAATGACTGCTGCAGCAATACCAATTAAAGTTTCAACCCCCATAGTGACCTCACAGCAGAACTGATTTCGCCAGGTTAAACAGTGCGCGGCGTTTATCCAGCCCGTTACGGCCGCCGTTGATAAGCAGCGTGACGCGCTCCACGTCTCCGGAATGAAGCAGACAGCCGTGAGAGACATAGAACCATGCAGCGGAGCGAGCTGCATATTCATCCTGTTCCAGCAATTCAGGCTGGGTAACAAGGTCCAGCTTCAGCGCGTGGCCACAGTTGCGGTAATTGCTGAGCCCGGTGATTTGCTTCAGGCCGCGACCGCGATATTTCCAGCCATCACCGGAAACCTGATTGCCCAGGTGTTCTTTTCCCCACTCACCACCGTATACAAGATTGGCGATCGCTTTCTGGTTTGCCGGTTGCGTTGCCGTTCTGCCAAGTGCGTCGGCCTGCTGTTGCGTAATGCGGTGGCTGCCGAACGTCGGCACTAAGTTTTCAGCCGCGTAATTCAGATTTTCCACCAGCCGGGTAAATTTGGTGCTTTCATGCCCCATCTGGGCAATAAACATGGCCTGATCAAGCGGTGCGGTTATGCCGTATTCCTTCATGGCGGCGTCGATATGCAGAAACCAGCGCGCAGCTAACCCGGCGCAGATACCAGCCGCCTTTTGAAATTGTGATTGGTTCATTAATGCCTCAGATGATCAACCAGGCGTGCAACGTTGCCTCTGACGACCACCAGCACGGAAAGGAAAATAATGTTGGCCGCAATAGTGGCCCATGAGGAATGAGGATAAATGCCGCACAGATACGCCAGCGGCACAGCGCTGTACGTTACCGTAATCAGCCAGGCTAAACGCGAAACCCACGGACGGTGGCGTGAATCACCACGACGATAAAACATCAGGGTTATCACCACCCCGGCACATAGCAGAGCGTTTAATGTTGCGGTTGGGTCATTTAGTACCACCAGAACCTCCCCGGCGCGTTATCAGCGCCACCAGCGAGCCAATATCCTGGTTGTTCAGGAACGTCAGGATTTTGACAGCTAATGCAGAAATAATTACGGCACCGATGGCGTCCAGAGGCTTATCACTGTAACCAGTCCAGGCAGATAACTTTGAGCCCACCAGCCCGGAGCACAAGATCCCGGCGATATACGACACTATGAAATATGCCAGTCGGCGGGTTGCACTCAGATCCGCTGCTGTGGCGATGTAGAATACGGCCCCTGCAAATGCGCCAAACACCACACCATAATCTGTACCTGTAAGCAGGCCATAGATACTGGCACCCGTCAGAGCACCACCTGCTAAGCCAGTGCCAGAAATTGGATCGGACATCGGTCCCCCTCATTGCTGTGAATCCTCTCAGTTATTTGAGGGGAAATAAAAAAGGCCACCGGATGGCAGCCTTACTTGGTAAGTGTTTTTAATATCGCTTCATAGTTTTGACCGAGGCTCTTTCAGACCAGTCAGGTCGCTCACCAGCCATAATGGCACGCTGTTGAGATGGTGTCACCGACTGGGTTATTTCAGGCATTGACTTGTAATCTGGCTTTTGGGGAGGACTGATAACAACCTCAGAACTACAACCTGACAGGAGGAAAAATGCAAATACAGATGAATTAAACTTTATCACTTCAACCCCTTCCATTGGGATAAGATTTTGCAGAAATAACGTGGTGCCGGGTGCCTCCCGGTGCCCTTACCCCAGTCAGTAAAGGCGCGTGCATACATGCAAATGCAGTTGACTGGACGCCCTTTCGCTTAGAAAGGATTCACCACATACATAATTTATTTCTCAAGCATTCACGCCGTCAATAATTATCTCAACACGAAAAAAAGACCAGCAAGGAGTTGCTGGTCAGGGGTCATGCAGTTGTCTCTGCGTGTTAGGCGTGTCCACGCCAAGTGTTTTGAAGTATCGAGAGCATTATCGAATGCCACTTTAAATATAGCACTCCATGTGAAACTTTCACTGTGTCAAAGGCTATCAGAAATGACCTTTTACTCAGTGTAATTTACTGGATTTAATCAGCGGCCAGAGCTGAGCAATCACCCCGGCTACCAGCACACCATCAACGATGATAGAGCATCAGTGGTTTCTTAAGTTTCATCATCTTAGTTCCAGCGCTTCCTACCGCAAGTCGATCCCATAAAAAATGTCGATCTTTTTCAATATGTTAGGAGATATACTTAAGTGAAACGAAGAAAGCCCTTAAGGTTACTAAGGATGAGAATATGTGGATTGTAATTGATAGTTTAATTGACCCATCGACCGGCACCGTATTTTCTTGGATTACCTCTACCAACAAAATGAACCTGGTGCTCTGGCACAGTGGGGATATACATTTTCTACCTGGAGATGAGATAACTACTATCAACGAAGGTATTTGCAGGGCTTCAGAATATCAAAAGCATGCAATATATCATATAATGCCATTCACCCCATCACTGTGGTCAATATTAATATCCAGCCTAAACTGCCCGAAAAACAACAAGATTTTTTCAAACTGTCCAAATACTTGCCGTATAGGCCTTTGTTGTTACAAACGAGACAACTCATAATAACGTGCTAAATTATATTGGGGCTGTATTTTTTATCTTTTGGTCCACAAGCCACCAATATTGGTCCCTGTATAGGTCTCTTATCAAACTGGAAGGCTTATTAGGTCATAGCAATCATATAGTGCCCGCATTATGTTGCCGCCTACCAGAATCGAACTGGTGACACACTAATTACAAGTCAGGTGTTCTATCTGCTGAGCTAAGTCTGCAGTGGTCCGCCACCGGAGCCTCGAACCCCGTACCACAACACCTGGGTTGCCGCTCTTCCCGATGAGCTAGTGGCGGTTTGGTGGCCCTTGCTGGACTTGAACCAGCGACCGGGCGATTATGAGTCACACGCTTAAACTAGCTGAGCTAAAACAAGTCAATAAAAACCCGCCCAGAGCGGGTTTCAAAGTCAGCCGTTTAAGTTATTTAAATACTTCCGCCACGGCCTGAAAGTTAGGGCCATGTTCACGAGCAGCGATAATGACGTAGTATTTCCCGCCCTTCTCATCTGCCAATTTTGAGAGTTGTTTATGAAGATCCGAAGGTGAAGAAATTTGTCCGCCTGAGGCACCGACAGATACGTTACCAATGTACTCAAGTTTGAAGTGATGGGCTTCGTCCTTGGAAATCATATCAGCTGCAGATACGCCAAAGGTTGCTACTGTTAAAGCCAATACAGTCCCTAGTAGTGCATTTTTCATATCATTCCTCCAATTGATGAACCTACATATTTAACATTAGCACTCAATATGTAAATGATCCGTATCAATTGTGTAGACGAAATGAACGATATTCCAAAGCAATATAAAAAAGCCCTGCGGGATTAACCGCAGGGCCTAAACGAAGGCAATAACCCATCGTTAAAGCAAATTTAACACAGTTTCGGGAAAAGTAAATAGCTCACGATAAATTCACGCCCTATTTTGTTATCTGCTTGAGCTGTGCATCAGCCCACGCCTCTTCGATGTCAAACTTGGTGATAAGCTGATCGTAGAATGGCTTAACAGACTTCTTCCAAGTATTGAGGCTGATTGCACCCGTTATCTGGCACATCGCGGCGTAAGCCTCAGTGGAAGGGATTCGCTCGTAGCCACGCCCACCACAGCGCCTGCAATCAGCCAGTACCGGAACGCCCTGCTGTTCCGTAAGAACCTGATTAATTGCTTTTCCGCGGCCATGACAATCTCTACAGGCACAACTAACAACCTTCTTACCCTTACACTGAGGGCAGAGAACGCGCGCTACCTCCCTGACCTGCCTGCGCACCTCATACTCGGAAGGGCGAATATTTTCGACACCCATGTGCAAAGACATCTTCACGAATTTCTTCTCTTTTGCCGGAGTGTGGGACTTCATGCTGAATACTTCGGCATCAATGAACCCTTCCCCATTGCAGCCATCGCACTGCTTCACGCTGGCGGCGCTGCGGGAATAGTCCTCGAACGCGAAGGTGGCCAACTGGTGCATTACTAATGGCTTAACCCTGGCATCCAGTTTGCGAAGCGCAGCAACCCGATCGCACTTAGTCAACGCGTACTGGGTCAGCAACTCAATCGCCCTATCCCGATCGTTACTGCTGATACCCATCTTCCCAAGAAATGCGCTGTACCCTATAGCGGCCCGTTCCTGCGTCATACCCATGGCAGCCATTATATCCGTTCCGGTTAATGAGTCTGATGCAGTAGCACGCGGAGAGTCGCTAATCATTGTCGATCTGGCGAAGTGATATTTAAGTGTATTTTCGAGATTCATGCAGTCTCCAACTCGATAATGGTGAGTTCTAACTTTCCGCCCTTAACGACAGGCATTTTCACAACGCGATAATCCACAACTTGGCAGTCATCCAGCCAGAACCCCGCACTGGTCAAAGCGTCGAATTCAGCTTTTTGCAGGTTATCCAGGTCGCTGCGCCGGCGGTCAGGCATGTGACATTCAATAAGGATTTTGAGTGATGCAGCCGTTAGGATATTAAGCCGGGCGCTTCGGATCGCAGTGGCTACCGCATAGCGATACGCGACGCCATCAGAGCAAATGTGCGTGCGCCCGCGGTTGTGCCGGTAATACCGGTTGTTGCTCGGAGGCCAGGGCAAAGTGATTTTATATGTCTTCACGTTTACCCCCACATCCGGTTACGCCATCGACTATCCGGGCGCGCTGGTGTTTTTGAGGTCGGAAGATATGCACTGACAGTCCAGGTAACATAATCCTGGTTGAGGCTGCGCTCGACTCGGATGCCGCGTGCTTTGTAACGCTTAATCAGTTCTTCGGCCTGCTGGGTTGTGCAATCGGTATGATGAAACCAGGTGTACTTCATCCCCATTACCCCGCAAAGCTCATGAGTTGTTTAGCGGCGTTCTCCGCCTCACGCTGGTCTCTGAACGCTTTTGACAATATCCAGCGCCAGAGGACATCAAGCGCGGCTCTGTAGAGCTGCTGGAACTCGATTTCGTCCATGTTCGCGAATGAGATGCTGCGTGGGTGTTTCTGAAGGGTGCCATCAGGAAGTTTTATAGCGTCATAATGCCCGGCCTGAATCGTCACCCAGGCGCGGTAGGCATCGAAGGATTTACAGAGGCTGATCCCGTTTGTTACGCGACGGCTCGCTACCTGCTCAAGATAGTGCTCAGCGGCATCCAGCAGCGCACCTTCGTTCCCACCGTATGAGGCGAGGAATTTGGCATAGCCAGTAACCAGCTTGCGTTCGTTGGAGGAGATAGCGCCGCCGGTAGGCTCCCAGTATTCGAAGCCCAGATTCAGCAGAGCGAAAAAGCGGCGGTGAAACGCAGGATTGCGTACCTGTTTAAAGTCGGCCACCAGCACGGCGCCTAGCTTAATTTTTGATTGCAGTAAATCGCTGCTCTCCGGCGTAGCCGGGATCAGGATCCCTGAGGACTGTTTAATGAGTTGTAACTGCGCCATGGTATTCACTCCGTGGCGCATCGAGGTCAGGTTGCTGGTTGTTCAGGCCAGCTCAAGAATTATGATTGTGTACGTAGTGACAAGTCAATTTTTAGAAGCCATTTCCCTAACAACTTCCATAATAGTTTCCTTCGACCAGTAACGATCATCCCTGCTTAATTTTCTATGAGTTATGGAATTGTCGTTGGTGGAAATTATATATCGCTCTTCTGCCCCCATTCTGAAGGTCAGCAGCTCTCTTCCTTTTCCATCGGTTATGGTCACTCGTAGATCTGACTGAGCTACACCCCCCACGTAATCCCCCTGAGCGACATACAGACGCGATTAGAAATTGTCGGCAGCAGCATCAATGGGATTCGCAAATTGCGGTATTCTGAAAATGCGCGCTACCCCTGTTTAAAACCTTAATAGAACTGGTCGTCTGCACTTTCCCAGGTTTCCTGGAGTATCCCTTCAACCGTGTTCTTAGCTTCCTTTGCTGCGCTATAAACACCCGACCCATCCGAACCAGTATTTCGGACAACCGAACTGCAATCTTCGAACTGATTTTGGGGCCTTTTCAATAATTCTTTTTCCAGCGCTGACATTGCTCCATCTGGATTTTTCTTAGTTGTATCAATGGTTAACTCAACTTTCATGATTATCCTCGCCGACTTAACTGTATGAATATACAGTACACCCATGTATAAAAATGATCAATGCTTTAACAGCACGAATCGTTAATTTTCATTCCGAAATCGCTGTTTCACTCGGCTTAAAGCGGGGAAACACCATGAAATCATCTTATTGTTTTTAAAGATTTTTTTAGATTTTAACTACAGTACTTCAAGGAAAGGGAGTGGTAAGCATTACTCCAGCGTACAGGCAGTTTGTCTTGCACATGCCAGTTAACTTCAAAGTGCTGGAAAAGGCATTAATCAAATTTACCTCACATTTCATTTTCGCTTATGAACAGAATCACTTGATGTGGCTGAAGAACAATTACATGCTTAAATTCTTCAGAACCTATACTGAATATATATATGAAAAATATTAAGTTTCCTACACAGGTCATGAGTGAGCAATTCCTGTCTCTCACATCTCACCACTGACTACATCTTTAAGACAATTAAAGGCACTGTCCCCAGGGTATTGGTCAAAAGAGTAATTCAAGGTAACGCAACCGTTAACGTTTAACCTGCAGTACTATATTCTTATCCAAGCCCTGTTCGCCGTTGTAAGTATAACAAAATCGGAGCTCTAAACGTCCGTATAAGTATTATATGGTGTTAAATAATCACAGCCCCATTACAACGAAGAAAAACGTTATGTGGTTCCTCTTATTGAGCTTACGTGCACTCAGATTTATTCAGGCACCATGGAAAATTCGCATAAATCAGATTTTGTAACGGATTCGAGATTTTTAGATTTTTTACGCATTTTGGAGTTGACAAGGTTATAGCCAGGCGTATTATCCAAACAACTGTATGGATAAACAGTTATGTTAGTTGACTTATTATTCCAGTTGATAGTTAATTTTCCCTATCCAAAGAATTGTGAGTCCAGTATTTGGATATGGTTAATGTCGAAAGTTAGCACATTATCTATGTAAAAAAGGAGATTATTATGGCTACTAATTTTGGTGATGGTACAAACTGGAGTTCTGAACGAGGCAATCAGTCACCACGCCCTGAAGGTAACAGCGGAAACAATGATAGAAACAACTCACCTTCAACTCCACAGGCAAAGCAAATTGCAGCAGTTCAATCTGACCCGGTCGTACGTGACAAACTGTCAAAATTATTGACTGCAGTTAAAGCTATTAACCCATCCGCGAAAGTACATCTCTTAGGTTTATCACCGACTGGTACACTTAGTATCTCCATTGATAATATTGATGTCGAACAAGCAAGCACACTTCAGTTGAGCGGCATGTTGTTTGGGTTGAGATATTCTGGGGGGCAGGTAGTTTTTGGTGATTTGGAGACAGGTCATAAACTTACAGGGGCTGGCTCATCAAATAACTCTGGCACTTCAAGCGGCATTGACGGAATCATTTCTAATGTAGTTAATGAAAGTAAACCGCGGGGCCCGGCAACCGTAGAAGAACGTGCAGCCAAGCTCTACTCGGACCGTATTTCTCGCAAGGCCTTGGTAAATATGTATAAAGAAACCAAGGCTAAAGGCGCTATCCCTGATAAAGTCAAAGGAGAGCTGAGAAAGAAAGTTCAAATGATGCTTGACGAAGATAAGAAGCTCGTCGACGAGGCAAACGCAAAGAAAATCACTGAAAAAGAACTACTTATGAAGACCGCCGATCTTATTCAAGATGCCGGTGAAAAAATTAGCGGCATAGCAAGTGCCAAATTCAAATCTTTAGCCAAGGAAATAGCAGATAATGTAAGAAATTTCCAAGGTAAAAATATTCGTAGCTTTAACGATGCCATGAAGACTTTGAATCGGCTTACCGCTAACCCAAATATGAAAATTAGCGCAGCAGATAAAACCGCTCTTATCAATGCATGGAAAAGCATTGACCGAAACAACATGGCCAGTAAACTTGCAAACCTGAGCAAAGCGTTCTCTGTCGCGGGTTGGCTTTCTAAGGTCGAAAAAGTTGCTGAAAAAAGTATCATCGGATATGAAACTGGCAAATGGGGTCCACTCATTCTCGAAGTTGAGTCTTGGGTTTTGAGTGGAATTACATCCGCTCTGGCTCTAGCAGTACTTAGCGGAATTGTCTCGACATTTTTAATCGCAGGCTCACTTCCCGCAACTGTGACATTAGTCGCGGGAACTTTGGGCATTGTCTACGTCGCATCTTTGATTGATGATAAAGTTGCTGAGAAAGTCAACTCACAACTGATTAAAGCAGCTTGGTAAAAAAACAGAGAGGCTTCTAGCCTCTCTGCTTCAACTCTTTTACCACGCCGACGCTAAACCACAGAAGCATAACAGTAAGGATATAGACTGCTGCGTACATAGCCATATAGAAAATCATCAAAAGAAAATCATTTTCAGAAAACAAACAAATCCACTTGCGTGCATTGGCTATGTCATGGTCGGAAAGAATAGTTAAATAGGCTATCACCGCATAAAAAATATAGTACATGAGTAATGATGAAATTAGTGCACTTACTGCTACACCTTTCTTAACGGACATTAACCCATGATAATAAAAAAAGAATACGATTGCTATTAATGGAGCGGTTTTAACATATGCTCCCATGGCGGCACTCAAAGGGACATTGTGCGAAGATATGACATTCGGTAAATATGAAAAAAAATCTTTTAATCCATTAAATAACACCGAAAAATAAGAAGTAAAGTTAATAATAAATAGCAATACTAAAGGTATGACTGCAAACACTAGCACCTTCAACATTTTCTTACCGATTTTATTATGCACTTCCATAGTAGTCCTTTCCATTTGCCCCACCTAAAAGTTTATTCAGCCAACCTGTCAGACTGTAATCAATATAGTGCAATACTTCAATACTTCTAATGTCATTAAAAAATGCCGATAACTGTGCGATAAAAATGGACGATACTGCAGCATCCGTGGCCAACAAGACCACGTCGCTCCACTGTTACGCGGAGATATTTTTCCACTGTGTCCCGCATCGCAAAGCGCTAGCGCTCCATCACACGAAGCGCAGAGGCCATGCCAACCTCGGCTGGCCATACAATTTCCATGATTTCAACCAGTAGCAGTCTTTCGGGTTCAGTAACACGACGCCAGGCTTACTCGAGCAAAGGATCCACTATCGCACCTCCTTCGTCGTTGCCACTGACTGCATGGCGGCGCGGCAGGCTTCTACAATGCTAACCCGCAAAGCACTTAGTGTGGCGACACTGTGACGCTCACCAGTTATTCTATCGATCCTCTTCATCAGGTCAGTTGCTAACGACTCAACAGCCGAATCTTGCGGTACTACCGGCGCAGACGGAGCGGTGTAGAGAACTCGGCGTTTACCGCGGCGACCAACGTCATACTGGTCATAAAACTCCTTGTTCACGTCTTCCCAGTGCCATTGCAGATCACCGTTACCGTCATGGTGGCAGAATTCACACTGATAAATAACCTCGAAGCTTTCAGCTTTACGGTGCTCTTGTAGTTCTGCAATGCGCATCTCTGCTGTAGCAATAATTCCATCCAGGCTGCGATTCCGGCTTTCTAAAGTTTTGATCTGCTGTCCATCGGCTTCCAGTTCATCCAGCAACGCCAGAACCCGCTTAGCCAGCCAGCATTTCTCTTCGTCACCGTACGGGTTGTCCGCTATTTCTTTGAGGCGGCCAGTGCATATATCGCCGCCGTCAGCGCGATACGGTAGTTTGTCGATGTTGCTCATTAGGAGGCTCCTTCAATGAGGAAAGTCATGCTTTCGAGTTTCTTTTTTTGCTTCTCGATAGACTTAATTTTCGCTAATCGACGACGCTCGCAATCAGATAAGGCATCAGCTTCATTAAGCCAAAAGTCCTTACCGTGAGCAGTCGCCATATAGAACCCAGGAAGTTTGTAAGAAGCCATTGATCCGCCATGAGATACTTCGGCTAGAACCTTAAACGGACCTTTTGAAAGCGCGTACTTTGTCACGATCACTTCAGTTAATTCTTGCTTACTCATACCCCTACCCTCCCCCAAACCATCAATACTCGCTTCATTGCCGCGCTGTTGCGGCACTCCTGAAATATTCCGTTTGTGCAACTGCGCACGGTATCCGCCTGTTTATTGGGAGTAATACTCTCGAACTCCCGCTGTTTTTTTGGAATCCATCGCCCAGCCAGTTTTGGCGACACAGCAACGCTGGGTTTCTGACGTACCAACGGCAACGGCTTTATGCGCATTTCGCCGCCTGGCTGCATCACATAGACCGGGTGTCTGCGCTGACCGATGTTTTTCACCGCGCTGACCGAAACAAGATGCTCCAGCAGTCGACAAGCCTTTTTACTGTCGCAGCCCAGCAGGTGTCGTATCTGACGTGGAGTTATCTCCCCGCTGCGCTGGATGGCGTGGATAATCGTCCAGAGGTTTTTGCTCGCCATAGTCATCCCCTCCCGCCTTTGAGTCCGAATTTCTCCCGAATCTCCTGCACCCGTAACATGTTCTGCTCTCGCGTCAGCGGCTTGCCACCCAGCACAGGGAGACGCGCAACCGGTTCGGGAAGCTCTTCCCCATGGCGTATACGTTTAATTATCTTCGCCAGTTCCTCAGCTGCTCTGCAGTTCAGCTCCATATCGCTGAGGCCTGCGGAACGCATCTGTTGGTACAGCGTGGTTACAAGCCAGTAACAGGCACGGAATTTCACGGTGTGTGGTGTTATGTCATAGTCCGGCCACGGATAGGACTCTGCGTCGTGGTAGCGGCTCCGGTTGCGGCAGTATTCATACACCAGCGAAACGAGTTCATTCTGGTCAGGCAGCCCCAGAGCGGCACTGTCCTCCGCTTTGCACCAGGCGACAAACTGTCCTGGAGATGGCAGGAATGGTTTTTCCTGGCGGCGTGCGGCACGCAGCCCGGCGTTCACCTGTTCCATGGTGGTGATCCCATTTTCACGAAATGCCAGAGCCCACTGGCGGCGCAGTTCGTCAAACTCAGACTGGTCGTTGAAGCTATGGACACTGGCCGGGAATGCTGCACGCAAGGCGCTAAACAGTGCGTTGAAGATTTCTGCGGTCTGCTCAGCGGGCGTGTCCTGCGCATCCTGCAACTCCGGCATACCGCGTGCTACGCGCGCAAAATTTTCACGGTCTATGCTGACCATCTGCTCAGAAAGATTTTTCATCGAACACCCCGTTTATCCAGTCTGTGTTGTTGAAATCGATCTTGCCCTTCGCAGTGGACTTCGTTGTCTGTCCACCGCTGCGCAAGCGCCTAGTAGTTAGGTCGTCCCACTTCCTGCGCAGGCTTGAAGGGCTCAGGATGTTGTCTTTCCAGAAATCATCCTTGTTGGCCCACTTGAACAGATCGCAAATTTCGAAGTGTGTACGGTTGTCCTGGACGCGCATCAGGCGGATTGTGTTAGCCCATTCGACCCACTTCGGTTCGCTCAGACTGGCATTGACCGTCAGGCGCAGAGAATGAATCCAGCGAGCGGCTTTGAGATCGTCAGCAGTTCCCCATGACTTACCTGACGGGGTATAGATTCCGTCAGCAGCTTCCGGGTGACGAGAGAGGAGTTTTTGAGTCGCCTCGTTTCGGGATTCTTCAGAATTCCGAGACGAAGAGATCTTATTATTTATATTGTTGTTATTACATTGTTGTTCATGATGCGCGGTGAATTGCGCGGCCTTATGCGCGGGTAAATGCGCGGCATGACCCTCGCAAGCCGCGCCATTACTGGCTTCGTCATGCGCGGTGAAATGCTCGCCGTTATGCGCGGGGAATTGCGCGGGTAAATCGTCCGTTTTTTGAGCATATTGCTCATAATTTGTGATGGTTATCACAGTGCCTTTTCGCTTCTCTCCAGAACGAGAAATCATTCCTTCGCGCTCGAAAACATCAAGCATTCTGTCCACAGCGTGACGACTGCTCGGCTTCCCTTCCCGGTCGCATAATTTCAGCCCTAAATCGGCCGTTGTAGTTACCAGTTGTCCGGTTTGTAGCGGCCACTGTCGGCCTTTAAAGGTAGCCGTATAGGGTTGACGTGCCGCAGCCATGAGAAGGTTCTCCCACAGCGTGCGCAGGAATACATCTTTCGCCCAGGGCTTCTTCAGTACACTCCGGTACAACGGGATGAATCCGGTCTTCTGGTTCTCCATCCGGTTGCTCCTGACGGCGGTACGCGCCGCAAAATCGGCATAAGCGACATTTGACATGCTATGCCCCTTTAGCCTGGTGTTTAATACATGCGTTTGTCATAATGACCTCGCAATTACGTCCTGTTTTTGCACCCGAAAGCCGTTGGTGTTCGTGCACCGCGGCTTTCACCTTAGATTCGACATGATTCACTGCGCACCTCACATGACGCCCGGGCTCATGACCGCGAGACCACTCAGAACCTGAACAACAGCCTCCCCTGGCAGAAGCGCCAGCAGATGCTCAATGCCCTCCCTCACCTCTTTCACCAACTGATGCTGTGGTGCCCTTAGAATTACCGCGCGTTTCGCTTCACCCATCTCCTTCTCCATCGCTGCATACCGCGTCATAAAGCAGTCCTGAGGTACCAGGCGACCACGGAATTCAAGTGGGAGAACGGCGACGATCGCGGTCGACAGCAGGCTGATGTTTTTGCGCGCATAATCCGTATCACCGTCGAGCCAACGGAAGAGTTTCTGACGTTTGCGGCTCAGGTCTTCGGGAAAATCCAGCCCGGTGCCTCCCTGTCTCTCCCACTCTTCAACGATGATCCCCGCAACGACATCCTGGTTATCCAGTGACGCGGCCCAGGCACGAACGGCATCGCGGATCTGTTCATGCTCATCTGTCAGGCTTGGCTGATTGCGATTTATCATCGCCGCCAGAGGTAATCCGGTATTTTGTTGATATGAAATGGCGTGCATGGTCAGGACTCCAGATTCGGTAGGCCGTCAGTTGGGTTCGGGTAAATGTCACTACGAACTTCATGAGGCGTGATTTTCCATTCCAATAACTTGCACATAGGGAGCACTCGATGCGCGGGAACCTCATGATTTAGCCAAAGGCTTACAGCTTGAGAGGTTGTGCCAAGATTCTTGGCGATCTCTGTTTGAGTCATGACAGCACAAACTCTCTGTTTAATTGATTTGGTCATATCCAGCCCTCTTTGAATGAAAACTGAGATTACAACATGAAAATAATATTTTCAATCACGAATACAAATAATCTTTGCAATGCACTGTGAAAGGCTACCTTGTAGAATGAATGTCATGAAAAAAGCACCTCATGAAGCATTCGCCTACCGTCTTCAACTCATTAAAGATGAGTTCGGCTGGAACATGTCTGACATAGCCAGGAGAGCCATGGTTACTCCCCAGGCAGTACAGCAATGGGCTAAAGGTGAGTCAGCTCCCCGGGGAGAAAGGTTGAAACGCCTTGCTGCGGTCACAGGTAAACCAGAGCATTGGTTTTTTATGCCCCCGGATGCTGGTGATGATGACCTGAGCATGCATGAACCCCCACGACAGCTGGATGAAAAAGAAGCCGCGCTGCTCTCATTGTTCAACCAAATGCCTGAAGCTGAAAAACTTCGACTCATCGTTCACGCTAAAGCCACGCTTAAAGAGCTAGATCTCCTCAAAGATGATGTTTCCAACATCATCCAAAGCATTCATAAGTAAAAATCACATCTTTTTTTTCATTGCAGCCAATAGCTTGGCTGCATTCCCATACCTTTAATTGAAAATTTTCATTTCAATCCACTTGCGTGATGTAAATATTATTTGTATTGTTATCCACATCGACAACAACCGCATCGTTGTCAGGTGATAAACGTTCCGCTGGCCGGCGAAAAGGCAAAGAGGGTGAAATGAAAGACGCACTGAAACTAGCAACTAAGTATGCAGGATTCGCAAGTATCGAATCTGAGGTTCTCTCGGGTCTCGAAAACCTTGAATTAGCTCGTGTAGCAGTAATTTCCGCAGCAGAACACATGAAGAGCCCAGATCAAGAAGCGGTCCTAGGGGCTTTATCTCTTGTTAAGCAATTCATGCATCAACAGCGAGATACTGCACGTAGCGAGATTCAGAAAATCCGAGGCGTTCTCTCTGGCGGACTGGAGTCCTATGGTGATTGATTTCGCACGCAAACCAGCCCGGCAACAGGCCGTAAAACTGAAGTTATTTGAGGTGATTCTTCGCCGTTTATGTTACCTGCTGGCGCAGAAGGGGAATCCAGATGTGTGATGCAAAGAAATGCGCGTACTGCCGCAAGCCGGTCGAGCAAGGGAAGGAAGTTAAAAACGAACTGCTCTTCATCCACGGCTCGCAGCTGAAACGCGAACAACGCGATTACTGTTCAGTACGTTGCGCTTCGTTCGACCAGATGGCTCACGAAGCATAACGAAAACCCCGCGCAAGGCGGGATTCACGTCCGGTGCCACCGACCAAAGTTACACCGGAATTTATACCAAACCAAAAACACACCCAATGGGCGCTATCTCTGGCCCGGGGATCTTACATCCAAAAATGAGGATCTGACATGGAATTTTTCCATCTGCTTAAAGCCAGTCAGAAGTCTGGCAAAAAAGATGCGGTGATTTGGTTCACTGCGAAAAGTGCCGCGCGCGCCAATCTCCAACTCGATGTAGCACTGGAAGAAGCAGGTATTGAAGAAACTGGCCGCGGTAAAGACTACGCCAAACCGATCCGCACCGATTTACCGGTATATAACGACCTGCCGGAAGAAGGCGCAGTGGATTACACCTGGTGCGAGCGCTACGAACTGCAGGAAGACGGACGCACCTGGCTGCCAAAGGCTGGTGCTGAATCGCCTGAAGTCGTGGACAACACTGCCGCACCGGAAACGACCGTTAACGTCGAAACTACCGACGATAGTGTCACGCTTGAAAACCGCACTCCAGCGGTCCGTTTTGCCTTCCACCTGACCAGCGACAAATATCAGACGCATATCAGTAAAGAGCAGCAGCTGGCTGCCAGCGAAATGTCTCTGGACGAAGGCAACACCTATCTTCAGAACCTCTTGCTGGCGAAGAGCGAAATCCCTGAGGTTGCCGAACTCAGCCTGAACGCTGAGTGGAAACTGGTTCAGGCTATTAAGCAGGTATTCGCGCCAGTTGAAGAGCACGAAGTAAAGCTGCTTGCTGCTTTCATGGCCGACTGGTTGAGAGTAGATACCGGAGACCGCAATCAGTTAGTGGCAGAGTGGAAAGACGGTAAGCTTTCTCTGCTCAAATCAAAAAGCACCAGCAACACCGGCGATACAACCGGGAAGGATCTCCCAGTTGATGGCGGTATCCAGATCGAAGAGCACGACGATGAAAATACCCGCTATCCAGTGTGCAGAATGCCGATCCGTAAACAACTGCTGTCCCAACTGACAGCGGACCAGATTCGCCATCATGTAACCCGCGAAGAGTACGAAGCTATCAGCGCGATGGAGATGGACACTGACAACAGCTACGTTCAGAACCTGCTGCTGGCGGCAGAAAACTGCGACGAGATTAAGGGTTACGATACCAAAGACCTGTGGCGTTACACCGACGCCATTCGCAAAGTTTTCAGCCAGAAGAAACGTCACGAACTCGCATTGGTTCTCCAATTCACCAGAATCTGGGCGGCGACTGATTACATTGACCGTGGCATCCTGGCGCGCGAATGGGCTGCCGGAAACCGAATTAGCAGCGTGCAACGAACTGATTCTGGCACCAATGCCGACGGCGGTTATGTTACCGACCGCGGCGAAGGCGCACACCACACGCTGGACACTCTCGATCTGGAGATCGCATGCGCCCTGCTGCCTATGGATTTTCATCACTTTGAAATCCCCTCCAGCGTTTTACGTCGCGCCAAAGAAATAGTGGCGAAAAAAGAACAACCATGGAAATCATGGAGCGCCATCCTGCGCAATCAGCCTGGGGTTCTGTCGGTAAACCGCGCGGCCATATTCAACCTGATCCGCATCGCACCAGAAAACATTCATCATGCGCCAGCGGCTCATCTTGAGTTTGTGAATAAAACCATGACGGCTGAATTTAACTCTGCGGTTGAGCTGCTGCCCTTACCTGCTCCAGTTGTTGAGGCGAAGGCTCCAGCAGAACAACCGAAGGTTGAAAATCTCGGCGGCGGAATTTTCTCCATCGATACCCTGATGGGTGGAACTACCGATCCGGGCATCAATACCTCCTCAAATGAAGTCGAAAAAACGGAAAACGCAGCGGAGACCACCAGCAATGTGCAGATGGAAACGACTCAGCCAGAGAAAGGCGAAAATACTGATCCGGTACAACCAGGCGAAGGCGCTGATGCAACTGATACGCAAGCAGTTACCGTAGCTCCGGCAGAGATACTGGCCGCTGCCGCGCCAAGCCTGGCGCATCAGGAACAGGCGAGCGTTGACCATAAAATAGATTCTGCCAGCCAGAATAGCGATCCAGCACACCGAAATGAGCCAGAACAGGCACAAATCGAGCCAGAACTGCAGCAGATAGAACCAACTGTTGAATATCCTGCTTATTTCGAGCCTGGCCGCTATGAAGGTCTGCCGAACGAGGTTTACCACGCCGCCAACGGCATCAGTTCCACCCAGGTGAAAGATGCGCGCGTTTCGCTGATGTACTTCAATGCGCGCCACGTTGCGAAAACCATCGTTAAAGAGCGCTCCGCTGTGCTGGACATGGGCAACCTGGTGCATGCACTGGCGTTGCAGCCTGAACAACTTGATGCAGAATTCAGCGTTGAACCGGTTATCCCGGAAGGCGCATTCACAACGACTGCCACGATCCGCGCGTTCATCGACGAGCATAACGCTGCCCTGCCAGCGCTGCTTAGTGCTGACGATATCAAAGCGCTGCTGGAAGAGTACAACGCCACTCTGCCAGTGCAGGTGCCGCTGGGCGCTAGCCTGGAAGAAACGGCGCAGAACTATATGGCGCTACCAGCTGACTTCCAGCGTATCGATGCAGACCAGAAGCAGACGGCAACAGCAATGAAGGCGTGCATCAAAGAGTACAACGCCACCCTGCCAGCGCAGATCAAAACCAGCGGCAGCCGCGACGCGCTACTCGAACAACTTGCGATTATCAATCCTGACTTGGTCGCACAGGAAGCTCAGAAGCCTCAGCCGCTGAAAGTCTCTGGCACGAAGGCCGATCTGATTCAGGCCGTGAAGGCAGTCAAACCAGATGCCGTGTTCGCCGACGAACTGCTCGATGCGTGGCGCGATAACCCGGAAGGGAAAGTGCTGGTTACCCGCCAGCAACTTGCCACTGCGCAGGCGATTCAGTCAGCACTGCTCTCGCACCCGACCGCCGGCATGCTGCTAACCCACCCGAGCCGCGCCGTCGAGGTGAGCTACTTCGGCTTTGACGAGGAGACCGGTCTGGAAGTTCGTGTGCGCCCTGACCTGGAGATCGACCTTGACGGTGTGCGTATCGGCGCGGACCTGAAAACCATCAGCATGTGGAACGTTAAGCAGGAAAGCCTGCGCACCAGACTGCACCGGGAAATCATTGACCGCGACTATCACCTGAGCGCGGCCATGTACTGCGAAACCGCGGCGCTGGATCAGTTCTTCTGGATTTTCGTCAACAAAGACGAGAACTACCACTGGATCGCCATCATCGAGGCATCTGCTGAATTATTGGAACTGGGCATGCTCGAGTACCGCAAAGCGATGCGCGCTATCGCAACCGGATTCGACACAGGTGAATGGCCAGCACCAATCACTGCCGACTACACCGACGAACTGAACGACTTCGACCTGCGCCGCCTTGAAGCGCTGCGTACTCAGGCATAAGGGGGATATATGCAAAATACCAACGTTACCGTTGCTGATCAGAACACCGTTATCAATTCCAACGTGGCACTGTTCGATTCTCAATACCTGAACGCCATCAGCACGTTTGCGCAGATTATGGCGCAGGGCACCGCGACTGTTCCTAAGCATCTTCAGGGTAATCAGGCCGATTGCATGGCTGTAGCGATGCAAGCGGCGCAGTGGCAGATGAATCCATTCGCCGTGGCACAGAAGACGCACCTGATTAACGGTGTACTGGGATACGAAGCGCAGCTCGTTAATGCCGTCATTTCACGCAGCGGCGTACTGACCAGCCGCTTTGAATATGAGTGGTACGGGCCATGGGAAAAGGTTGTAGGGAAATTCCATATCCGTAAAGGCGAAAAAGGTGAGTACCGCGTCCCGGGCTGGACCATGGCTGACGAAGCAGGAATCGGCATTATTATCCGCGCAACCCTGAAAGGTGAAGAGCAGCCGAGAGAACTTGATTTGTTGCTGGCTCAGGCACGCACCCGTAACTCCACGCTCTGGGCTGACGACCCGCGTCAGCAGCTTGCATATCTCGCAGTGAAGCGTTGGGCCCGTCTGTTCTGCCCGGATGTGATTCTGGGCGTTTACACACCGGATGAACTTGATGATCGCCGTGAAGAGCGGGAGGTGAACCCTGCCGCAGCACAGCACATCAGTTTGACTGAAATCGCCAGCGAGAACACAACAACTACGCAAAGCGCAGAGGGACCAGCTGCCAAAATCGAAAATCTGGCCGACGAGTTCCGCAACCGCATCGAAGAAGCTCAGGATGTGGATAGCGCCAAAGCGGTGCGCGCCGACATCGAAACCGCTAAAGCGACGCTTGGATCCGCCCTGTTCACTGAGCTGAAAAACAAAGCGGTGAAGCGTTACTACCTTGTTGATGCTCGCAATAAGGTGGAAGCGGCTATCAACTCCCTGCCCCAGCCCGACGAACCGAATGCCGCTGAACGATTCGCGGAAGCCGAGCGCGTGCTGGCATCTTCGAAGCGTCACCTGGGTGATGAACTACACGATCAGTTCAGCATCACCTTGGCGGATATGAAACCGGAATACGCGGCCTAACGAGACCGGGAGGGGTAACCCTCCCTCAAGGAGACTATATGCGACTGATCAATCGAGGCAGTAGGCAATCCCCTTTAGCGCGTCAGGCATGCGACATCGCACTGGCAGCCCACCAGCAAAGATACGGCGATTATGGGCGCAGCAAGATGAAAGAGACTTACACGGTGAAGGTTGAAGGCGTGAAGGTCTGGGTTGAGGTGGTGAACCGCAAGGCGAGCTATGTGGCAACGGCAATGACAGGCATGCGCCGCCTGCGCGCGCTTCCCGGACAGGTTGCTTGATAACGATTTATCAACGTCATAACACCGGCACTTTTATACTCGTGCCGGTTACCTGAGGTGGACTATGGCACAGGTAATTTTTAATGAAGAGTGGATGGTTGAGGCTAAGCTCATCGAAAAAACAGGTCTCTCCAGCGGGCAAATTAAGAGCTATCGTCTTAAATCCTGGGTTAACGGTATCCACTTTAAATACGTTACCGCTGATGGCAGAACAGAGTCTGAGAAAGGACTTGCCTGGTACAACTACCCCAAAATAAACCATTTCATTAAGGACGCGTAATGGCAGGCTTTCCTACCGGTGTAGAAATTCACAACGGAAAACTTAGGATATCATTCAAGTACAAGAATATTCGTTGCAGGGAAGTTTTGCAGGGCTGGGCGGTAAACAATTCGAACATCAAGAAAGCCGGTAATCTTAGGGCACTGATATGCGCTGAAATTCAGCTGGGCACATTCAAATACGAAGAACGCTTTCCGGAGAGTAAAGCTCTTAAGAAGTTTTCGACTCCCGCCAATAGCGTCTTATCATTTGGCGAACTGTGCGACGCATATCATGCAGTAAAAGAGGTGGAAATCAGCCCAGCAACGATGATGATCACCCGCTCAGTGAGTACGCTCTTAACAAAGATTATCGGAAAAAACACTTCTCTCGAGGAAATACAGCTAAACGATATGTTGCTGTACAGGAAGAAATTACTCGAGGGTGAATTTAAGGCCAGAACTGATGGGCAGCGCACCGTCAGAACGGTTAACGCATTCATGGGGCAGTTGTGCAGAATGCTTAGCTTCGCTCACCAGAGTAACTACATTCAGCACAAACCTTTTGAGAACATAAAAAGTCTGAAGACATCTGAACTCGATCCGGATCCATTGCTGAAAGAAGAATTTCAGGAGCTATCGAAGCACTGGCAAGGTCAGCATTTAAATCTCTGGACGTTTGCCGTCTATACCGGATTACGCCATGGTGAACTGACCGGTTTGGCCTGGGAGGATGTCGACTTAGTGAAGGGTGAGGTCCATGTTAAGCGTACAATGACGCTCACAAAGAAATTTGGTCCTCCAAAGACAAAGTCCGGGGTAAGGACAGTAAAGCTGTTAAAACCGGCGCTGGAAGCGTTAACGAGGCAATTCGAGCTTACTAGTAACAAGGAGCCTGCCGAGATCGACTTTTATCACCGCGAACGCGGGAAGATTGAAAAGCAAAAGTTAAGATTCTGCTTCATGCCCAATTATGATGAAGGGGAAACGAGCACGCATTATTCTCAGAGCACGATTAACCTGACATGGCCAGGGGCCATGCGTAAAGCAGGCGTAAGGTATCGTTCCCCCTATCATACACGGCATACATATGCCTGTTGGTTACTATCAGCTGGTGCAAACCCATCGTTCATTGCCAGCCAAATGGGGCATAAAAATGCGCGTATGGTTTATACCGTCTATTCAAAATGGATCGTGCGTATGAACGATGATCAAGTAGACATGTTGAACGAGAAAATCTAGTGAAGCGCCCCCACCATGCCCCCAACCCATTTAAGAATTGAATTTATATATTAAATATCAACAAGTTCAGCGACTCGCTTCTAATAGTAGCCAGATAAAGACCGGCGCGCCCAGCGTTGCGGTGACAACACCAATCGGCAGTTCGGCTGCCGTCAGGGCTAGACGGGCGATGATATCGGCCACCAGCAGCGTGGTCGCCCCGGCAAGGGCCGAGGCAGGAAGCAGCGTTCGATGGTCCGTTATGCCGCACAGACGCAGCATGTGCGGGATAACCAGCCCGATAAAGCCAATTGCCCCGGCCAGCGCGACGCTCACGCCCACCATCCAGCCAATAGCCACCACCAGTACGTTGCGCCAGAGTCCAAGCGACATCCCAAGCTGGCGGGCTGAGGTTTCGCCCAGCGCCAGCATATTCAGCGGCTGCGACTGGACGCACGCCCAGAGCATGACCGGGATAAGCAGGAGCATCAACCAGCCCTGACGCCAGTCAACGCCGCCGAAACCGCCCATCATCCAGTACATTAGCTGGCGTAAATCAAAGGAGGTGGAAAAGTAGACCGCCCAGGTCATCAGCGCGCTGCAGATGATCCCCAGCGCGACCCCGGCAAGCAGTAATCGGCTGGTCGAAAGGTGCCGCCGCGCGAAGCGCAGCAGAATGACGGTGATCAGCAAGGCACCGAAAATGGCGCTCAGGCTAATTCCCCAGC